TGTTGTAATTCTTTAATTTGTTGGTGTATCTTTATCTTAGAATGATAAGAGTACTTCTTTAATTCAGATAAGTAAAGTTCTTTAATTTTATCAAAGTTATCCAACACTTTAGTTACTTTGATATTATAATCAATAATATTTGTTTTAGTGTAGTCAGAAGCAGGTATTAAGTACCTCACACCTAACTCACTTTCCCTATAATCCCCTTCTATACTAGTTATTTTATGTTTGTCAATATTAGCTGTACCTATAACTTCATCTATTCCTTCTAGTAACTTTAGCTTATAGTCTTCTACACTAGGAGCTGTGAAGTCTAAATCCACCTCTAACCACTTAATACACGTTTCGCTTTCAGGTATTTCCTCTAAACAAACCTCATTACCTTCTAATAGTGAAGTAGTTAACTCTACATACGTAGTCGTATCCATATCCATATTTCTTAAAACTTTACGTAGCATGCCTGTGTTTACTGTACTCATGTTTACTCCTCCAATTTCCAAGAATTATCCTCTATACTTTGTAATATATCGTAAGCACCTCCTAATTTTTCTTTAAGAAGTGCTACTGCATTATCATTCACAGACTTTTCCTTAGATAAGTAGTTTACCTTATCTTTAATTTGAGATTCTATACGTAGTCCCCAATCTTCTAGAATCTTATTAAAATCTCCGACATTAACACTACAACCATTAATAGTTAAATCTACTTGTAGCTTCTTTGGGTCAAAATCACTCCTACCCGTTAAAGCCTGCACTTCACCTTGCAGCATCAAGTGGTTAAAGTAGGTGGGAATCCTTAAGTTATGTTCAGCATTATATTCTTCACTCATATTTATTCTCCTTTATTATAAAATTTAAGGTTTCTTAAACAAAAAAAACCTCTTTGAAATCTAACTAAGGTAATCTTAGCCTATCTCAAAGAGGTTATCAAGTTTTATTTATAATTTATTTTAATCAAAGTCAAAATCTTCATCACCAGTATCATCTACACTAGCACCAGTAAGATAATTGGATACTTCTGATTCCTGTGCTGCGACCTGTTTCATGTCAGCTTTAGTGTACTTATTCATCCAACCTGCAAAGGGGTTTGTAGCTACTACTTTAAAGCCCCAATCAACTTCTAGACGTAAGTATAAGTCCCTAGAAAGAAACAATACATAGTCTTTAAGTATCTCAGCATTAAAACCTACAAGAGATTTACATTTAGTAAATAAATGGTCACACCAATCTAATTCCTGTAACACTACTTTATCCATTATAGTTTTAACTTCAGGTAATGTAGATTCCCACTCTTCCCAACGTTCCTTATTCTTAATAATATTCAAGAATGCTAGGTTGTTATTCTTATGACTTATTGCTTCATCATCGTGGATTAAACCTACAAGCTTGCCAACACCATTTAAACGTTGAGTAGACTCACATAAAGCAAAGGTATTCGCAAAGCTACCTAAGAACATGATTCCTTCAAAACATAATAAAGATACTATAGTCTTTATAACTGTGGACTTACAGTAAGAAGGATTAGTCTGGTACAAGTTGTTATACTTATAGTCATGTAACATATTATCGTGGGTCTTAAAGTGTTCATTAAGGAAGTCCAACCTAGATAACATAACTTCATTAACCTTAATACGCTCTAGTAACTCATTAGGGTTCTTAAACGCTTCTGAGATGATACGTAAGTATGTCTTAGCGTGAATACTCTCAGTCATAGACCAGTACTCTACCAAACCTACTGCGGAGTTGTTAGAGAGAATAGGTACAAATAAAGAACTTATAGTACCACTTACTCTACTATCCCCTGCCATTTGAAAGGAAAGATTCTCTATTAGTAAGTCTTTAACCTCCTCATCTAAATCTTCTATGTCATTTGCATCCGTTACTAGGGATATCTCATTAGCTTTCCAAAAAAGAGCTTGTTGGTTATCATCTAACTCTTCTAATTCTGGGTAAGGCTCATTGAAAGTATCAAATAGTCCTAGAGGTTTCCCGAAGAATAAAGGGTATTCACCTGTTAAGTTTCCGTCATTACTTATATCAAAAGTTCTCATTTAATCTCCTTTATTATAAAGAGCAACTTGTACAGCCACTTTCTGTCTCTAAAACCTTAGATTCTCCTCTACCAGTTTTAGTATTATTATAGTACCAAGTTTTCATACCCATCTTATTAGCATAGAGTATTCGTTTAATTAACTCAGTAGTACTTACCTTCCCGTTACCTTTACTTAAATCTTCATAGGTATCAGCACTTATACCTTGGTCATTCCACTTCTGGAATATAGCATACATATCTATTAATGTATACGGGTTTAAGCTATAAGCATTCTCATACTCTAACTCATCTACTTCTGGTGCAAAGAATTGTACTAACCCTCCTTTACTATCTTTATACACTACATCGTGACGTATAGGGTATAGACCATTAGTACCATTACCCATTACACTACTACTCTCACAAGGCATATGTGCTACTAGTGTACTGAACCTAACTCCATGTACTAGAGAGTCTGACTGTAACGCAGACCAATCATATCTTAAACTACCGTTAGTTACAAGAGAATCTACATTACTTTTGTAAGTTTCTAAAGGAGTCCAACCATCTGCCCATCTAGTCTTGTCGTAATGACTAAACTTACCACGTTCCTTAGCTATACGTATGCTTGCTTTCATTAAGAAGTAATAGTGGCGTTCGGCTAAGTAGTGTAAATATTCAACATCATCAAACTTCTTATCTTCTTTAGCTAGATGGTAAGCTAGATTAGTTAACCCTACGCCAACACTTCTAAAGTACTTAGCTGTAACTTCCATCTGTGGTAGGGGGTAACTCATAGTTTCTATTAAATTATCTAAAGACTTAAGAATTATATATGCTGTCTCTTCATAGTCATTATCATCTGTTATACGTGCTAAGTCGATAGCTGATAAGAAACATTGAGCCGTTACACCATCCCCTGCTTTATAAGTAGTTTTGTAGAGGTCGGCTACGCTATCATACTCCTTAGTGGGTAACATGATCTCCATACATAAATTTGATTGTCTTATGACATCCTCTTTCCAAGGTGTGTGAGCGTTAGCATTATCTACATTCTTCCAGTATAGTCTACCAGTCTCTAATCTATTGTTAGTGTACTGCTTAAGTATATCTAATGCTTTAACTGATCTACTTTCATTATCAGCCAGTTGAGTCAAATTACCACTATAAAACGATTCATGTACTTCAGGGGACATCTTCTTACTATACAAGTTCCAATCTTGCCTAGTGGCTGCACTCTTAAGGAATTCATTATTCCATACTAGTGAATAGTCTAGTTGGTCTATACGCTTTGTCTCTGGACTACGTTTTAACTTCAGGTTTAATAGTGTTTCTATTTCAGGGTCTAATACATTAAAACTGACAGTGGCACTACCTCCTCGATTCGACTGTTTCACTTCATCTGTAATCTTATCCAGTACTCTATAATGAGGTAGTTTACCTCCTGCCTTAGCATAACCTTTTCTAACTGGGTCTCTAGGACTACGTACATCGTACTCAACCCCTAAACCTGCACTAGAAGCTGTTGCCATAAAAGCTACATGCTTAGTTGCTTCAATACCACCCAGACTATCACCTGCTGTAGATATTACACAGCTAACTCCCGTATTACTCTCAGTACGTTGCTGACTCAATACTGGACTAGGTATATTTATTTTCTGTAAGGAAGCTTTGTGGTAATACATTACTACATCTTCTAAGGTTCCTGACTCCATCATTGACATAGCTACTGCCATGTAAGTATACTGAGGGAGTTCTAGTAGATTCCCTTCTTCATCTTTAGTAGCGTACTTATCGTTATACTGTCGTAATGTAGGGTATCCATATAATAAATCTCTATCTTGATTCTCAGAAACTATTTCACTTAAGGTTTCTAATTCATTTGAAGTATAGGCCATATCTCTGTAGTAGCCGTCTTCTACCATACTGTAGTAGTGGTCTTTAAAATTAGGTAATGCAAAACTAGACTTACGTAAGCTACCTAGAACTAACCTACCTGCTACTTTATTGTGTTTATAGTCTTCACGTTCAATACATACCTTGATTAAAGACTCTTGTATCTCCTGAGCTGTTACTACCTTCTTACCTAATAGGCGTACCGCATCCATTACAATATCTGACCAAGGTACACTAGGAGCGGCTTCTACTGCCCATGTTGCCATTGAATTAATCTTATCCGCATTAAAGTCTTCTAATGTTCCATCTCTTTTAATCACACTTTCTATCATACTATTTCCTTCTATAAAGCAAAAAAGAGGGAGGACAAAATACCAACCCTCTTGCACAAATTATTCTAATTAATCAAGAACCCTAATGACACTGGCTCTCCGTCTTCTATTATAACTGGTACAGACCTAAATCCTAGATTCTTAATCTTATTTAAGTCTTTTAAGTTTTCTTCTAATGATAAGTCAACATACGTATATTCAATCTTATGATTAGCTAACTCTTCTTTTGTTCTCTCACATTCTGGACAAAGTGGTTTACCATAAACTATGATACTCAAATCTTATCTCCTATACTCTTCGCTATATTCCCTCTAAACACTTCCAGTAACTCCTCAGAAGCATTCCCACTTTCACGCCATACTTTATCAGACCTTTCTAGCGCTGTCCAGTAAATTTGTTGCTCTATTTTAAGATTATCATTTGGATTCCTAAATAGCCCTGTAAGCTGTTCAAACCCATACTTGGTATCAATACCTAGGTTATACAATAAAACCTCTAAATCTTCTTCTGAGGAGGTCTCAGGGTTAACTTCTGGGTAATGGCTTAGTAGTTCAGTTAACATTACATTTTTAAATGGTATTTTCATTTAGTGTCCTCATATTCATTACATACATTCTTAGGAATAAGTTGTCTATGTTGAATCCAACCTTTAAAGTTACCACTCCATACTCTCCAGTTAGTATCTATATGAGTAATCCCTTCGCTATCCTTAGTATCTAATAAGTAAGACTCTGGTTGCTTCATAGGAGTTGCTTGATGTTCAGTAGGTACAGCATGTATTGGATTACCATCTCCAGTATCAACTAGCATGCCCCACACTTTATTAACCTTATCTTCTGATAAATCTAGCTTTCTAAAACTAACTTGTGCGATACCTGCTGCTGATACTTTCTTAGCCCACCCTAAATCTTCACCTGAATCTTTACGTAATACTCCAAGTTCATTATAGTAAGGTACATGCCAATCTCCAATATCTAATATAGTTGGTACACTTTCTTGCATAGCTTTATAAATACAATCAGCTAATTCTTTAATCTCTGGTTGTGCATCCTTGTGACATCTTAAGTGGAAGAAGTTATCCCACTCTGTAGCAGTAATCACACCTTTAATCATAGTATAGGGTTCTAGTAACCTGTTGACAATTTGCTTATGTGCCTCATACTCAGTATCCATATAAGAAGCACTCTTAGATACTATAGTGGCTAGTAAATCCCAATCTTCCTTTAAGTTTTCTAATTGTGTGCCCGTCACTTCATTATCAGCTTGCATACCTGACTGTTTCTTACCCCAATGTACAGGTACAGCAGGATTCTCTCTAACACTTGCAATTACATCTTGTACTGGTACAGCCCTACTTGATTGAAAGTTCATTGACATTGTACGGTGCTTACTTAACTCCGCTAGTACCCAACGGTGACAAGTAATTTCAATAGTTGTAATACGTTTATTCTCAGGAGATAAGCTATCAGCTACAACACCTACTTCAATACCACATTTACCTTTGATAGTTGTTAACATTAATAATCACCCTCCTTTAAGAATACCCCATTTACTTTAATAAGTGTATGCTTTAAACGTTTCATCGCACCTGAAGGTGTTAACCCTATAAGTTCTGCATATTCTTTAATATTCATAGTTACTCCTTTATATTTAATCTTAATACTACGTCTCCTGTTATTAGCTTGTGTGGTTGCTGTAGCCCAAATGCAGTTCTCTTTTGAGTACCCACCGTTATTATCTACTCTTTCTAGAGACATGTTACTAGGCCTATCACCCATATCTTTATGGAATTGCTCAAAAGAGTTCACCCAAGAAGGGCAGATAGTTATACCTCTTCCGCCATAGTTCTTGTAATTTGTACTACTAGATGAATTACACCTAGATTTCATAGCCACCCATGTTTTATACGTAGGTGTTCCTTCTTGACCATGTGTTCTAGCAGACTCTCGTTGAAGGCATCCACAAGAACGAGTAGACCTTCTTAAAGATTGCCCAGATACCTCTTTGTACTTACCGCAAGAGCACCTACATAGATATTTGATATGGTTGTGTTTATCTCTTAGTAACACTTCCTCTACTACATAAAGCCTACCGAAAGTCTTACCAACTAAATTTATCTTAGTGGTTCTACCCATTAATCCTCCTTAATTAAATCCTCTTCTTTTACGTAGATACCTCCTACAAGCTTCCCTCTACGCTCTTTAATATCGTCCCAAGCGCTCTCAACACAACTAAGAGTAGATTCACCTACTTGTTCTGCTAGGTTAACCTGTACTACAATCATATCCCCTAAAGCATCTGCATAAGCTGTACTAGCGTCTTCTGGTTCTACAGTTTTAATGCGATCATCTATCAACAAATCATATAATAGGTCTTCGATGTAAGCTGCTATAGCTGAAGGACTCTCACCTGCTTTCTGTGCTGCAACTAATTCTGTAAATTCTTCTAATAGCTTTTTAGTTTGTGCCCAAGGAGTACTACCTTCAATTAAACCTCTATCATTGTGCCATTGCTTAATCTTCTCTACGTAGCTATCAATATTTTCATTCATCTACTTCCCCTTACTCTCTAATTCAATTTCATACTGTAACCAACGATTAGCATAATCAGCTATCTTAGTTACCTCTTTTACAATACTATCTTTCTTTCCTAAACGTTTACTATATTTACCTATTGTAAACTTCATAGCACCTCTAAACTCTTCTGGTGTAAACTCAGCCGCACAAGCATCTATATAGTCTAATTTACCGTCTAAGTCTTGGTAACGTTCTTGCTTAGGGAATGTAGCTTCTTTATCTTCTTCCATATCCATTTCCTCGTAAACACTTAAGGGGGCTTTACTATTATTATAAACCTCATATCCACCTTCTTCATGGTATCTATCTATGCCACTACCCATTTTTATTCTCTCCTTTTGTTAGACAGCGTATGATAACTTAAATACCATAACACTGTCAATTAAGATTTAGTATTTACCTAAATAATATTTGCTTTTAGGGTTTGTCTCTTATTCTTAGGTATTAAGTTAGTCCTTCCTCTCTGACTAGAACCGCAACTATTACAGACAAACTTATCAAATTTACTTAGATTAGTACAATGGTAACCTACATGTTTCCAATCGTCATGCCCACAAGAACATAGGTTAGTCTCACCTTCGGTGTAAGTATTAATATTAGGGTGATTACTAACCCAAGGTCTTAACTTATGGTATAACTCTTCAGTAGAGAGTATATCGTTCAGATTATAAAGCTCCATCTCATTCCAAGCCTCTAAGTTACCTGCTAAACAAGCTTTCCATAAGTTAAAACCTGCAAACTTCCCGTGGTCTAATTTCTTATACTTAGTACACAGTTTATCTGTCATATACTCTAACTTGTTACTAGTGAAGCCAAAGTGACGTTTAGCCATCAAGAGCGTGTCCACTTGTCTATAGTGTGATGGAGGTTTAAAACCATTAAGTATTAACCTTGCATTGATTTTCTTACTATCAAACTTCTGACTATTCTGTCCGCATACAATATCAGCTTCGTCTAGGAGTTTCCAGATTTCTTCTAACAATTGTGTATCATCTTCATCGTCAAAAGTATCTCGTTTATCTGAATAGAATACTTCATCTTCTCCCTCCCACTTGGCAGCATAGCTAAGGATGTACCAATCACGTTCGATTTGATTCAGTCCTACATTCTGCTTCCATAGGCTCCAGACATTACCTAATATTGGTGCAGTCTCAATATCAATTATAAGAGTCTTGTGAGCTTGTTTAGGTGTAAGAACTATACCACCCTCTACCTTAATCTCTCCACGACCAATATAACCTCTGATAGTACTCTCACGACTTTCTTGCCCTAAGACTTCCCTAGCTGCTTGACGTATACTTTCCTTATTAATATTAAGGACTTCTTCAATAGCTTCTATTTGTTCTGGTGTTAATGTTGTCTTACTCAAATTACTTCTCCTTTAGATTAATTATTTAATAACTCTTAACTTTACTCGTTTTATTCCAATGCTTATTCGTGTAACCGCCTCTAGTTATACGTTCCTCTGTTATATACCCTCTATGGAACTCACTAGAGAATGTACCATGAATTCCTGTAACCTTACCATCGTTCTTATAGTGTTGTGCACCTTTTTCGTATTCAGTCATACTACTTATACTCCTTACATTTTAGTAGCTTATCAAAAATTCCATCTTCATCCCATTCTCTTTTATAAATAGTATCCGAAGAGAAGGCTCCATACTTCTTAGCTTGCCAAGTCCTTGTAACCATATTATGATAAATGTCTTTAGTACTAGATAAACCTTCTAGAACCATACCTAAAGGTAGTAGTAATGTAGAAGCTATACAACCCCATATATTAGGTATACACTCTATTACAATAGTTTTATCTTTGTAGTAATAATCATAAGTACAACTCCACTCCCACTTACGATACTCAAATATATCATTCTGCTCTTTACGGGATATTCTAAAATGTTCATAACCTTCTTTAGTTAAGTCTTTATATACATATTCAGTCACTCTTCAGTACCTCCAATACTTGTTGTCTTCTTAATTTGGCATTACTAGCAGGGTCAATCCCTTTATTAGTAAGCCATAGTTTAACATCTCCTTTGCAGATTGCAATAGTCTTCTTAGCTATAGCTGCCTCTTCGTAAGATGTATTATGTTTTTCTGCGTAGCTTTTAATCTTATGTGCCTCTTTAGTTACAAGCTGTAGGTTATCACCTTCACAGCGTAAACATAAGTGTTCTAAGAAGGGTAATATATCTTCCCAATCTTTAAGACTAACATTACCTTCTACATGGTCTACCTCTGACTTACTTTTCCCTACCCACTCACCCGATAAAGCACAATAGACTCCTGACTTAGCCCTAGTAATCATACCCTCTGGAGGAGGGTAACAGTTTTTATTTTTAAAGTCTAACTTAGGTGGGTACATATTCCATACCGCTTTACGTAGTGAACCCCTTAAGTAAGTAAAGAATGCAGCCTTAGACTTCCAAATATGAGGGTACTTCTCCCAAGGTTCAATCATTAATAATTTCCCCTTCTCTATTATACTTGTTGCCTGTAGGTACTAGCTCGTACTCCGTTATATAACCTTTATCCCGTAATCCTAATCTATTACAGGCATTACGCAACCTTTCATAAATCTTAGTACCTGTAGAGTGGTTCCTGCATTCCTCAGATTCATTATTAGTTTTAATGTAAACATACCGCTTAGTTTTAGTCATCTAAGGTCTTCCTGTAAGCATTTGATTAGCTTTATCCAGTACATAAGTTGTCATTAGATTACCGCTAGCATCAGCATTAATAAATACTAAATTATCTATTTCAACTACATCATTACTATCTAGTTCAGCAGAGTAAGTATTTCCATCCGAAACCCAAAGGAGTTCATCCCCTGTTATCTCCCAATCAACCTCACGTAAATCTTCTGTTAGTATATATCCATCTAGCTCTGTAGTGGCTAAGTAATCAAAAATTTCATTAATATTCAATGTTATTCTCCTTTAGTAATTTAGTAAATGTGGTGTCATCGTCTTCTGTTTCTCTCATATATAATAATATAAAGAATTCATTAGCTAGTGATAACCAAGTACCCTCTAGTTTTTCTCCTGTAATACAATGCTCATATTCTATTGTTTCAGGATACCACTCTTTATATTTATTAATAACTGCTTGTAATCCCTCTGTAAATGTAGTTGTTTTCTCTAAGACTTTGAAAGTCCCCTTATCTCCAAACTTCTTACCCGATAGTTTACTAGGGAGTATATTATCTATTTTATCCCCCATTAACATTTGCGAGAGTAACCACTTCTTACCGTGACCTTTTAACTTACCTTTGTCATTAACCCAAGTAGTACCATAACCTTCTATAAATAATGGCTCTTCCATAGTGTCTATATTAAATAGCAAACCCTGTACAGACTTCGCATCTTTATCTAAACTACTTTGAATAGTGTTGCACTTACCTGTTTCAAGATAATGTTTATAGCCTTCTGTAGCCCTAATAGCACACATATCGTCTGTCTCTAGACAAGGGTCTCCTTTAATAACTTTAGCTGCTAAATGGTCTTCCATATATGTACGTACTTCTTTTAACATTAAAGGTTTAATCATACCACTTCTATTACCTTTATAGGGATAAGCAGTGCATACATAGTTTCTAAAATTCTTGCCTTCCTCAAGAAAAATCTCATAAGTAGAAGTCTTACACTTTTCACAAGTAGTATCTACCATACTCTTTATAATATGAAAAGCATGGCTTATATCTTCTACTTCTCTATCATCTTCAATAGTGAATTCTTCTAAGGTGAAAGGTTTCTCACGTTTACTGTTAATCTTAGCTAGCCAACCCCCATCTTTATTCTTACCTCTCCCATAAAACGCTGTTCGATTATCAAATCGTTTAGTCTTATTGGTTTTAGTATGAGTTACATTAATAAACCTAGTTTCTATCGCTGATGCTGCCTTGAACGCTAGTATATCACCATCAATAACTACTGTAACTTCATCGTCATAAGTAATACCATCTATTTTATCATGTACATACTTTGGTTTCTTAGGCTTAAAACTCATAACTACTCCTCATAAGGGGCTATAAAATAACTAGCTCCTTGTTTAGTTTGCATAAAAGTTGCGGTGAAGTAGCCACCATTATGTATAATACTCTCTGCCAGTAATACTTGTTCTAACAAAGAATAGAAACCTGACATACTCATCATGTAGCTATGCCCTTCCTCATCTTTAACATAAAAATTAGCTGCACTCCTACCACGACCATAACCATCTAGTCTAACTGTAAGTTCCTCAGTATGATGCTCAGTAACTAATATGGCATTCTTTTTTCGGTTATGGTCAGATTTTTCTCTTATATCGCCCGACCAACCTGTGTACCAACTTCCATCTAAGTTTAATACAGGTTTCCAACTACGATTGTTTAGTTTACTCATCCTCACCCCCCTAAAGCATTTAAGCTATTCTTAATACTATACATTTGTTTCAGTATTGCATCAATAAACACTACTTCATATTCATCTTGTTCATCAAATCTAAAAGGCTTATTATAAATTTCACCTTTTTCTATCAAATGTTCTGGTATACAAGGTGTTTTACTATTCATCCAAGCTGCTTTAGCATGTGAAGGTTGTTTCCACCCTACTTTACCAGAAGTTGCTCTCCAAATCTCACCTGTAGACTTGTTAACTATCATTACTGGATTCATTTTACCTCCTTAAAATAAAAAAAAAGGGAGGCTTTTCTCCCTTGTATCTAGTCTTACTCTATTTAAATATCAAATATAGTTTGTATACTTACTATGATTATAGCCACTACTGTAATAATTGTAATAGGCAACCACAATGGAGACAACACCCACCACCAACTCCAGTCAATGTAATTTGTTAATTTCAAACCTGTAAACAACACTGTTAATAAACTAAATAGTCCTACTTGCATATTGTTTCTCCTATTATTTATTAATAACTAAATGGTACATTAAAAGTAGAACTACATGACAAGTAACATATAGTGTAGGAAGTACTAATAAACTCCAATGTATTGGTATGTTTGTCCACCCTGCCGCTGTAGTAATCGTTAGTACCAGAGGTACGAAAGCCATTATAAGTGGTAAATTATAGAGTGCTGCGAGTACTAAGTGATTATATAATTCAACCATAACTTAACCCCCATAAACCTGTTCATTTAACTCTTCAATACTATTATATTCCTCAATAATACTATCATATTTATCTTTGTGTAATAATGTAGCCAACTTCTTAATACGGGCTGCCTCTTCCTTATCGTATTTACTAGTTAGTTCTTCCATAATACTCTTAATATTTTCTGCTGCCACTTCTTGATTACCTAGTTGTACTTGTAATTCACTGATAGCTGCTGATACTACACGTTTATCTAATTTAATTTCTGTCATTATTTAGTCCTCTTTAATCTTATATTCAACATTATTACGTACACCATCAAATTCTTCTGCTGCAATGTCTATCCAACCAATACAACTATTGCATTGTAGTAGCCCCATATTACCTGCGTTATTAATCTCATCTGGTGCTATATTATCTTCCACACACTTGAATACAGTACTCATACTCTTCTCCTTTAAACTTCACTATAAACTACTGTTGTAACTTCTCTAGGGTAGACTTCTACTACCGAGTCAATACCTTCGAAAGTATAACCTGCATCTTCCCAACTATTATCATTAGTACCTTTACACGAGGTATACTTGAAGTATCTATCTACACCACCATCAACAATCTTACAAACTATAGAGTATTCAATACGCCACCTATACTCCTCATCGTCTCCTTCCCAAACTATAGGGAAGCATTCTCTGAGTGTTTCTTCTAAACTATCCTCCGTGATATATTTATTATGACTTTCTAGTATCTGTCTTAATGTGTTCATCTTATTCTCCTTAAACTTCTGAAATGGTAATATATTGATAACCCATTAAATCATCAACGAGTTCATCCATACTCTCTAACTCGCACTCGTCAACTAAATATCCATAACGTTTAGTCAACGCTTCCTTTACATTAACTCCATCAGGTACAATAAAGACTTCTTCATTGTTGTTACCACCAAATTCACCACCAATATCAAACTCACACCACACTTTAATGTACTGCATCTTATTCTCCTTTATTAATCTTTAATTAGAGACCCCTCAGAGACATTCTAAGAGGTATTATTCTCTAACCTACCCAATGGTATACCTTAGTCATTAAGTAGGCTTATTTTGCTCCCTAGAGGCTAGAACAATGGAGCTTCGTCATCAAAAGGACTTTCCTCTTCCACTACTTTAGCTTTCGATTTAGTAGGAGCTTTAGCTTTCTTTGCTTTAGGTGTCTCTTCTGGTTCTTGCTCATTAGCTTTCTCCTGATTATCTCCTTCCAACACTTCTTGCATTTTACTACCTTCATAGTTGATAGCTTTCTTAATCTTCTTAATAACGTCACCACGTAACCATTTAAGGTCATCTTTAGTTACATTATCAAAGGTGATAGCCTTAGCTTCACAAGACATAGCTTTGACATTTAATTCAATTTCATCACTATCTACATCTAGAGGGTTACTAGGAACCATTGGAACCTCAGCACCACCTTTGTAGTTAATGTATACCTTATCATCACGTTGGTCTTTCTTAACTGTAGCCATGAAAGGTTTACCTAACATCTGGGTAACATCCATGTTATCGTCACCAAAACCAGAAACAATCTGTGTTTGCTTGGTGTATAAAGCTAACTTAGTTAACTGTGAGTTACTATGGAAGGTAAATCCTTTATCCTTAAGAATGTTACCTTTAGCATCAAAGCTAGGACAACCACTAAATGCAATACCTTTAATATCTCCCATGAAAGAACTATTAACTAGTAGGCGGTAAGGCTGTTTACCTAAGTCTTCTCCATAATCAACTACATCATTAGTTAGGTCACAGAATACAGCAATTTGTGCATTAGGTTTCTGCTCACGGAAGAAAATATCTTTACCCTCAACTTCTTCTACATATGCAATACCTTCTTCAATTTCTTTCTTCTGTTTTGTTGTACCACTAAAGTCCTCTTGAAAGTCTTCACGTTCTTGAACACCTAAGTCTACAATAAGACTGATTCTAGCAGGGCGGCTACCTCCACGAACTTGGGTGTTGACTGCGTTATAATCAATACTTGAACCTGTATTCTCTGTGCTCATACTACTCTTTGGTTTGAAACTCATCTTTGTACTCCTATTTTAGTTTAAATTATTTTAATTGTTCGTTTAGTTTACTTACACTAACATTAGGTAAGTTAATCTTACTTGGGTTAGCAATACTTTCTGGTATAAATTCTTCAATCTCAGGCCATTGTTCTAGTAATTGTCCTGTAGTATTAACACCTTGCAATACTTGGTCAACTTCACCTTTGTAGATACTACGTGTTTCTAAATAAGCATCTACCTCTTTATTAAAGACTTTAGTTAACTCACGAGCTTCTTGATGTTCAGTCCATAGTGTATCGTCTTCTGTAAATACGTATTCAACTTTAGACTTACTAGTAGATACTTTGTAAGTATGTGAAAAACTACTAACTCCTGTAGGAGTGTAACTAAAATCTATATGTTCTATACTATCATTAGGTGTTTGAATGCTAATATAGCTACTAGTATTCAATAAATCTTGTGGCACACTATCTAAATTATACTTACCATACACTTTAGTATGTACTTTATCGGCTAAAATTCCTTTTAACTCTTTCAACGTAGGTAACTCACTCGTTGGCTTTGGGTTACTCTCATCAAACTTTTGCATAATACTATTTAAAATATTAGTACGTAAATCTTTATTTAATCTTAACGACTTCTTCATATTTCCTCCTTTAGTTTAAAATTAATCTTCACTATCTGAATTAATAGCTTCGGATATATCTTTAATTTCTTTACCTACATTAATAATAGTCTGTTTTACACCACCTTCTTCTTTAACAGCGTTACTTATGTAAAGAATACTACCGAAGAAAGTAATAAAACATAATACCACTATACCTAACATAGTTTTCTCAATAAGTGTCATATTCTAGTACCCCCTGCTTACTACGACTTAATAAATTCATAATCTTGTTATACCCAACCAAGACTTTATCCTTATGTTTCATATCATCCACCTTGTCACCACGGTTATTGATTAAATCTAGATAAATACTTTGTGTACGTACACTCACCATTTCATTATTAAATTGTTCTACTGTACTATTTGTCATTATACTTTTACTCCTTTTAAATGTGCTGTTGCTTGTTGAAATTCTTCTTTATCAAATATTGTATCTCCTACTTGAATTGTTTCTTTTACTTCTGGTGTACTATACTTTAAAAACATTTCAGTGTCAACCCAATTGTAGATTTCACTCTTATAATCTAGAGGGTTAGTCATTAACACAGTATCATTAGGGTTAGCAACCATGTTATAAGCTATAGCCGTACCGTAGGAACACTCTGACCAAACCTCATCCTCATAACCCTGACTCACCAAAACCGCCACCACAGCCTTAGCTTGTTTTACATCTTTAATTCTAAAAATATAACCTTGTGACTTATCTAATAACATTATTTCATCTCCTTTAGTTTATTAATCTGTTCTTGAGCTTGTGTAATTGTACCCTGTAACTCTTCAATTTGCAAGTCTTTTTCTGATTTTTCTTCACGTTTCCATAGTAGTTTTCTTTTGTCTGGTTCATACTCACGTATGAAACTATGAGGGCTTGTTTGTATATAGACTCTCATAATATCACCTACACTGTTGCAGTTATGTTTTAGTTCTTCTGTGTATCTCCTAATATAGAGCCAATTATACTCTTTTAATGCTACTAATACATCCTTAGTATTATTTCTATCATGAGAGCAGTCAACATCTTTAAACACCACATACTCTTCTCCATTACGTAATACTACTAAGTGTCCTGTTTTTAAATCATCTTTTGTAAATTGTTTGTTAGTCATGCCTATAAGCTCCTTAAATTGTTGTTTAGTAAGTTGTTTACTTAGGAATCTACTATACTGTAATGTACAATTGGAGGTATATGGCTTAGATTCAGTACTCACTACTAAGGCGGTGTCATTTTGATTAAAACCCCAGTTATCAACTCCACCCCACTTCTCCTTAACAAATTCCATCATACTTTCATCGAAATCATTTGTAAAGTAAAATATTCCATCTTCTAGCTTATCCATTGTTGTTTCCTCTTCTGGCATTCCTAGGTGGCGTTTAAATTCTTGTTTAGTTAGCTTGGTGAATATCTCTTCACCATTAATATATCCTATATTATTAGCAGTCCATATTTCACCTAACACTCCTTTTTTTAGGTAATCGTGTTTAGTATTCCAATGGCAGCTATTGAAGTACCTACTGCCACATTTAGTTGGCCTATCTTTAGTTAACCAATCTAACATTTCTTGGTCAAAGTCATCTGTGTAAAAGTTGTTATCCATTTTATTATCCTCTTATTAACTTGAAGCTATTATTACATAACCAATTCTAAGTGTCAACATGTTTTATTAAAATAATTTAATGTATTTCACTATAATTATCTCCAAATTGTACATCACAATCCATTGGCCTTCTAAGCATGTAATCTTCATTAACCTTCTGTATAGAGTCTCTAGTTATCTTCTCCATTAACTCTCTATTCTTAAGGTTGTTTCTGAATACACAGATATACTCATCATGGAAACTACCAGTTAAAGACTTCTTACCTGCTACTCTCTGTTGCTCATCTAATATATTATCTAGCCACATGTCAAATATGAAACTGCCGGTACCCTGTGCTAAAGCAGAGAATCTATCTTTCTCTTTTCTTAGTGAGTAACAAAAGCCATTAATAGGATTCACCAACCAGTTCAAGCCTTTATCACAAGTTATAACACACTGTTCCTCTGCTATAGCTTTTACAGACCAATTCAAGTCCCAATAACTAGTATGTAACACTTTACCTGTTTTCTTATCTACCCCTGCACCTCTAGCTATCGTTTCTACTCCTGCTTGGTATACACTGGCGTAGTTTACAGTTTTACCAATTCTTCTCCCTGTCTTAGTATTCTCTGACTTTATGCCTAGCTTGAAGTCATCAAACTCCTCTTGTGTAATCAATCCTGCTGTTAATGCCATTAAGATATGAGGGTCAAAGTCACTCTCCATCATAGTACTAACATAGTTTGGGTCATGTGGTAACATGAAGTGATGCTTAACGCGATCTTCTAATGAAGATAAATCACTACCTAGGCAGACTCTACCCTCACCTGCAATCAAGTATCCACGAATCCTATCGCCATACATCTTGTTCACAGCAGGTAAGTTAACTAGTTCCCTGTGTTGAACCCTTAAAGTAGACGTAAAACCACCAACACCTGCTTTAAGATACTTACCTTTATACAGATCTCTAATATGCCCCTTTACATTATCAAGTCTATTCTTGACAGTAGTATACTTAGCATAACTAGCAATCTCAGGTACTTTATCAATTAACTTAACTACTGAGGGACATAACTCTTTAACGTCATCAACTTCTTTATTAATCTGGGGTATAGCCCTCTCTTTAGGCTTCATACTCTTCTTATACCCAGTAGCAGCCCATAGTTTAAAAGCTTTCTCATCTTTCTCATACTTGAATGTTTCAGGTTTCCAACCATGAGAGAATAAGAATTTCTTAATTTGGTCACTACTATTAGCATTAGGCGGTTCATATTTATTTATAACCTTCAACTCAGAGTCACCTATTAATACAGAAATTTCATTACCTAAATCATCAAATTTACCTATGTTATCTACATGACCATTCCAAGCTAAACCAGAAGCACTAGGTACGACTTTATCACAGTCTTTTTTACTGTTAGCTTTCTTAGTAGGCTTCTTAGGGTAAGTCTTTTTAACGTACTTAGGTACTTCTGGCATTACACTCTCTAGTTCCCTTTTAGCTTCGACTATAATCTCTTCTAGCTCATCATGTAACTTATATAACTCATTAGTATTAACTTCCCAACGAGTTTTCTCTTGTAATCTAGCACAATCACACTTAAACATTAAGAATGTTAGTATTCTGTCTACATACTCGACAACACTACTCTTACGTTTGTATCTGTCTATATAACACACTTCATCCTCTGACATACGTGTGCCATCGACATTCCCTGCATCTACTTGATACTTAACTAAAGAATACATGTCTAATAGTCTTCCTTTGAAGTCCTCCCATAAGGCAACATTGATTCTTACATCATCATCACAACGTAACTTCATTAAGGCATCATGTTCTTTTTGTTCTTCTGCATTGCTAGGCTTAAATGCCCATTGGTCTTCCGCAACTTCAACTTTCTTTATACCGTAGTCTTCAAAGAAGCTATCCAATCCATGCTGTTTCCTCTTAGTGTTTAGATACCAACTTAAAGCTACGGTATCAATAACCATTAGTTTGGATAAATCTATTTTCAATAACTTCTCTACAGCAGGTACATCAAACCAGATTCCATAGTGGGCTACTACTGGTATTTCATTATCTATATGGTAATTAAAAAACTTAACCCACCTATCTAATTCATTACCAAGTAAGCTTCCTGATTTACCACTCTGCATCTTGTATGAAAGTATATGGAATATAGATATATCCTCCAGTAGTCCGTCACCTTCTATATCAAATACTGTAGCTTTTTGCCAATTATATATCTGCTTCAAAATTCCTCCTAAGCTCTCTTATGTATACTTATCTTTTATCCTAATGTATGTATCTGGCTTTATTACGTCCCTGCAACCCTCTAATAATTCTAGTATTAGCAATTTCTTATGTTTAAGATACTCTTGGTGACAATCATCTATAGAGTTACTGCACAATAGGTGCTTACCCTTAGTCCCACCAATACTTAATAAACTAATTTGTGCTATATATTTGTTTAGTCTTTTATTGTAAACAACTCCTGTGGGTAGTCTATCATTACTATTAACACTTATCAAAGCAGAATTTAACATTTTAGGGATAAAACAACAAGTTTTTGGACTATACTCTTTATTATCTTCATATAGTATATCCTTATCTAACTCTAGGCCTTCAACATAATTATCATCAAACCAAAGCTTAAACACTGATAACCTAAGCCAAGGCTCACAAACATGACAGTAAGTATAGCTAGGTTTTAGTTTGTGATAGACTTCACTGTAACACCTCCTAATCATACTATGCCAAGTTGTGTATAACTTAGTATTAGTAACTCCTTTTACATCATTAATACCCATACCAAAGACTTTATTAGGCTCTTTTAGGTACAACTTTTTTAATGGTTGGTTTTGGTTTAACATCATACAAGTCACAATTGCCCCCTTCTTTATACCATTCTTTATCATAAGAAGATATGTTAAGATCATACCCTTCTGGTAACTTATCTGGATGCTCCTCAAAATACTCATTACGGTCATATACCTTACGTGTCTCAACATCATAGAACCACTGTCCTGCTGCACCTGTAGTACCTCCACGACATTTAGGCATATCTACATAGGTTGTATTGCGCTCTATAGAGCACTTAGACATCTTATTACGGTTTATAACTATATTAATAGCGCCAGACTGAACCATAGAACCACTACCTAGTGCATCATACTCACTTGCTTTCTGTGGTAGCCCATCTCTACTACTGGGAGGCTTTCGTGTGTGTAACACATTAATAATTGTAACTCCTGTCTTAATTATATTCTTCTGAAACTTCATATGCTCTGCTTGCTCATCTAAGGATAAACCACGTAGTACATCAGAGGCAACGTCAATTATAATTAACATGCACCCATGCTTCTTAACTAAGGCATCCATTTGACGTTCTAGAGCTTTAATATCTCCATCCCTCTCGTCCAATATACAGAACCTATCCTCACCGTATTCATTCTTCCATAAAGTCTTATACTGCTCTTTAACTTCATCTGTCTCTAGGTATTCTAGTATCTTACCTCCATCAGATTCCCAAGCTAGGTTCTTCTCTAGATGCAAGGATAAGACATCTAGACCATATTGACCTGCTGTAGCCTCTAATGACACCACACCTGTCTTAACTGGAGAATTGAATATCCAATGGTACTCCATCCCATTAACGTGGGTGCTCTTACCTGTCGAGGTGTCTCCGATTAAATTGATAATCCTACCTTGTAGTATGCCTCCTCTAGTATTCTCTTGCAATATTTTCATGTAAGGAGGTAGGGTTATTCTAGGTTTTATTAACTCTTCCTTGATATAATCCATAACCTCGCCAGAACGTATGATTCCAGAAGAAACTAAATCCTTAGCCTCAAAGTAGTTACTAATAAACAACTTAGCTTGCTTCTTCTGTAACATAGCGTTAGGGTCTCCTCCAGACCAAGTAGCTATCTTAACTTTACCTTTAGGTAGTACTTTAGCACAATTCTTAGTTGCTTCAATACCTGCCTCGTCATGGTCAAGACCAAGAATAATATTCTCAAACTGGTCTAAGTACTCATAGTTCCTCTTAAGTTGATTAGGTGCTGAACCTTCGCCAGTAGTGGGGCTAACTACAGCAGGTACAAAATGTTTTTGTCCTTTACTGCTATAATAATCTAGCAACATTTGATATGCTGCTGCCTTATCTTCTTCACCACCAACTACCAGTACAGTTCTTCCTCCACCCCTAAACTTAGACATACCTGATAGATCATTAGTAGTGCCTGTAGACCCTTTGTTACCATACCTGAAGTTCTTAGGGTGATTTCTACACTTATAACCTTGTATTTTGCCTTTAAGAGTCTCAGGATAGTACCTAGCCTTGACCTTATTGTTATCATCTAACTTAGTTAAGTGACCAAAGAACTCACTAATATCATCTCGTATGCCTCTATAATTGTTACTTACATAGCCCGTCTCATCTATGAACTCCTTAGCCTCCTTAACAGTTATTGGCTCTTTCTTAGGTTGTTTCTCAAAGTGGACACGCTCAGTTACTTCACCACTCTCTGAATCTACACCTAATTCAGCAGCTAGGGATGAGCCATGTACTTCTGACTTGCTAAATACTTGATTACATGAACGACAGTAACCATCATACCAGACATTACCATCGTCATCTAAATGTTCATAGCAGCCTAGTGCATCAGAACTCTTACAGTCTTTCTTGCCCTCAACCTCAGAGCCTATACAGTGTTTATTCCCAATCCAATCACCATTTTCATCACTCACTCGCCACCTCCATTTCCTTCAATGCTTGGTACATTTGTGTCAGATTATCTTGTATTTCAAATAATTCATGTTCTAATTGTCGCTTAGTATCACCATGCCTAGCTATCAAACATTTTATTTCTTGCTTAGTGTTGTTACTATATTTATTATACATAAGTGTTGTCCTCTAATTTAGACCTTAAGTGGCTAGACAGGCTCTGTCTTAGTTCTAATTGTTTACCTACCCATTTATTATTATTTTTAAAATAACCCCTTATAGGATAACTAGAATCTCCTGTAAACTCTTCCCAATCCCTGCAATTTCTTTCAATAAAATCATAAGCGTTAAGTCCCTTGATATTATCGTTTAGGTATCTGCATAAGCCAAAGTATGTACACACGCCTCTTAGGTCTTCATTTATGACTTTATTTAGTAGTATTATTAATCTACTTTTAGTGCTATTCTCCATAATTATCCTCTACATAAATATCATTAGTATTTCTATATTCTAACTCTCGTACAAACATAGTATATACGTGTGCTGGTAAAAGTGTCTGAGTCTCTAGTATAGCTATAACATGTTCATTACTCATTACTTTTAGTAATATCTCATGTAAACCTTTATCCATGTTCTTCCCAAAAGTGCCCCAACTAAAATGTTCTCTGATCAGCCCAATATCATCAGTATTGTATACTCTTAAATCTTCAACACCATCAGCAGTGTAAGTACCTCTTGCGTAAGCTAAACCTCCGTCTGCAAAGTAGATACATCCTGTTTCTACATCAACATAACTTTTATAATCATGTTGATGTCTACTCTCTAGTCTCGTCCCGTCTGGTGTACGTAAGGCGTTGACTAATAGTTTAGAATACTTATAACAATCTTTAACATCGAATATGTTACTACGTGGGCTAGCCTCATTAGCTTCATCTACCCAATCAATTTGTTGTTCTTTCATAGTAGTCTCCTTATTTGATTATTTTATAGATAACTAATTCTGGGTCACTAAAATCTACCCACTCACTATGAGACTCTTTACGGGCTAGATATATTGCAAGGTTATTCCTGTTAGCTACGTCAGCAATCTCTGTGACGTTATATTCAGTACCTATATTAAAATCATATATATTAAGTGTCCCTGCTTCTGTTATTACTACTGTATCCCCTACTTTAATCTCATCCCATACATTCTCAATTGTGAGTAAACACCTACCTTCACCTTCTTCTGAAGGTGTTACTTTAATACTCACTTCCTCAGTATTATCAAGAGAATCTACAACACTCTCTCTTATCCAATCCTTATAATCCTCATAATTCTTAAACTTAGTTTCTGTACTAGTTTCCCCTACTGTTTCTGTCACCACTACATCATAAGACATATGTATTCTCCTCTAATTTTGTTAATAAATGCTGTGCTAGGCTTTGGCGTAAGGTTAGTTGTTCTCCTTGCCATAAGCCGTCTAGTATATCATACGAGTAATTCTTGTAAACCTGCTCACCTGATACTGGGTAGTATATACACCCTGAATAGTGTTCCCAATCCTCACAGTTACACCGCACAATTTTATATCCTTCAAAGAATCTATATTCTGCCCTTAACTCAAATAGTGTATTACACATGCCTAATCTAATATCAACATTACTTAAATCACCTGCTACAATTTCTTTCAATACTTTTATAAACTTATCTTTAACATCTTCATCTAACATAACATATCTCCTAATTAAAAATAGTTAAACATTCCACCGACTTCTGATTCTTTATCAAACCAGTATTGTAGGTAATGGTACTCTGTTGTTAAATCTAAGTCAACATTATTTTGTGTTAATTCTAATCTTTCTACAATTATTTCTCTATCTAAACTTGTATAGCGTTCATCAAACTCTGGTTTCCAGTCATTCATATAGTCTTTCATATTAAATTCAAATTCTTCTACAGTTTCATCCATGATAGACCAGAATAGTTTATCGTATGTTTGTGAGTCTAAACCTTTTACAATCTCTTTTAAGTCTTTAGGTTCACAGGTAGTTAACCAATTGTTGATAGTTTTTAATAGTAATTTATTCATTATTGTTCTCCTCTGCATTTTGCTAGTAAAATTTGACACTCTTTCCTTACGGCACCGTCACTAATTAAGTCATTATTTAGTAAGTATTCAATCATTTCATACATATTCTTAGATTGAGCCATTAGTAGTGCATCACTATCAAACACAGCAATAGCTAAACCTCTATCGCCACTACTTATGTAGCCACTACCATCGTTATCTGCAACCCACTCACCTTCCGTTACATTTAAATCACTCATCACCTTCTCCCCATAAACGTTTAGCTTCTTGTAGTGCTAATATTAAATTATCAATAGAATGTTTGTCAATGTAAGTGCATACTTCACGTTCATCTACTAACGTTAAATAGTACTTTGAATTTGTAATCCTAGTTGAAGTGCCCTCATCTGAAGGCTTTAAATTAAACAATAATTCATTTACATCTTCATCTTTAATCTCATTATTACTTATTACTCTTGTACTCATATCTTATTCTCCTTTATTTATTTATTTTGTGCTAATAGTGTTTCACAAGTATCGTTGTCAATTAGTAATACCCTACTCCCTTCATCAGCACTCATTAAACTACAATTATACTCCCGTAGTAACTTATTAATCTTAAATTTACATTCCTCTAAATCTGTTAATTGTATTCCACCTTGTTTACTCATATCTTATTCTCCTTAAATAGCCTCTATAAGGCGTTAAATTGTTGTAGGTATACAATGATACCATTTTCTTGTTAAAGTTGTTTAGAATGCTTCTGAGGAGTTCTCAGAGGTATTTTTAGCCTTGCATAAATCTAAGACTTTACCCATTATATTCATCCTCTCCCATTAACTCTGTAGTTTCAGGGTTAAATAAATCTACAGTATGACCTTTCCATTTAGCCTTAGTAACAAATCCGTAGTAGTTGTCTATAGAGATGCCTATCTCACTTAACTCTAAGTATAAGTCTATAGTTTCAAAACTATCATGCTGTTGTCTATTTCTAAATATAACAATATCAATATCCTTACGTTCACCTTCTTTGTAAAGTAGTCCTCCAGTTAGTGCAGGATAGAAACCTAAAGGTGCTAGTTTGTCATACATAATTTTACATAGTTCTATACCATCTTGTTGTGTAACTTCTCTCATAATGTTTTCTCCTCTTCTTTGAATGTGTAGCTATTGTAACTGTATAATATTTGTATGTCAACAGTATTTATTAAATTAATTACAAATAATTTTATCCTATAAAAATAGTAGTCACCGTCTTGTTGATAATCGACGAGTCGGTGGAGCTAATATTGTAACGTAAGAATGGGAGTCCTAGAGCATAAATTGGCTACAGCCCTTTAGAATGTCCGTGTTGTTGATAATCAACATGTAATATATAAAGAAGATACTTTAAAGACACTACTTAGTTGTGTAACTAAGGTAGCTACTATAGTGATCACTTAAGTATACTAACTAAGTTAAATACTATAGTTACTAACTAGTTTAAAGAAGATAACGAGCATACAGCGAGAAAAAGAAAATAACTAACTAGTGTGATCACTGTTACTTCGTAACTATAGTAAACTTAGATTATAAATTAACTATTACATAGTGTAGTCTACCTAGTTAGTATCTCTTATTCACTACTATGCCATTCTTTAATTAATATTTTCTTAATTAATTTAATATTTAGTGTTGACAGTTGTAATATGTTAGTGCTAATATTCGTTTCACAAATTGATTAGGAGAAATAATTATGGATAAAACAGACCAACTATTTATAAGAGCATGTAAATGTTTAGACTCTCGTAAGAGACTTAGAAGTGTATACCGTAGGTTCTATGGTAGATATGATAAAGCTACAGAAGATTCGGGCATACTTAGTGTACTAGTGAGAATTGTAGATGACTATGCACCTATTACAATACATTCATATCTACTAGATAAATCCAGATATGAAACTTATTTTAAGATGACTTGTGAACCTACTACAGATACTGAAATTAACATACTAGTTATGAGAGATATACTTAGATTCTTAAGTAGAGATATACTAGAAAGTTTAGGCGTTACTACACCACTTAGACTTAGAAAGGAGAAATAACTATGTTAGATTTATTGAAAGAAGATACTTTGTTTTTAGTTTTAAGTAGTATTTGGGTTGCATACTTTGTAGTACTAGGTTGTAGAAACACTTTGTATCGACTAGGTAGTATTGTAACCTTTCAGGGGATGCGACAAAATACTCTAGGTATACTAATGGATATGTTATTTTATGCACTAACTATATTTATCACAATTAAATATTTTATTTAAGGAGAACAACAATGATTACTAAATTTAAACACATACACGTAGGCTCTCCTTCTGGAGAATTCAATAGGATTGCTTATGATTGTATTAACTTAGCTAAAGAAAACAAGTGTGAGGTTGTATGGGAAGTAGATGATTTATTACTAAGTATTCTAGAAGATTACAATTTAAGAGATATACAGGAAGAATACTTCACTAAACTTGTATTGGACGATTGGGACAATCAATGATTAAGAAAGATTTCAAAGGAGGGTCTTTCAGTAAGATGCCTAATGAAATCTTACAAGATTCTTCCCTTAGTGCTGAGTCACTAGGAGTGCTGTGTGTTATTATGAGTTATCCTCCTAGTTTTGTTATTAGTCGTGAGTGGATAATTAAAAAGTTTAGCTTGTCAGATTACAAAGTTAGGCGTATACTACTAGAACTTAGAGAGCTAGGTGTGCTAGATACTAAAATAAATAAAAATAAGTCTGGTGTTATCAAGGGAAGTACGTTACAGTTTGATATATCAGATAGAGACAACTATAAATTAAAAGAGAAAGATAATATTAAACTACCAAAGGAGAAATAAGATGAAATAATTGTTTTGTTTTGTAACACTAGTTATTGGCTGTATTTTCATAGGTTATACTATAAACTTAGATGAAGTACGTAAAGCTGAGAGGTTAAAACTAATCTGTGAACAACATCTACCTAGAAACCAGAAGTGTGAAATGGTGTTTATAGCTCCTGAGAAGCCCTCTAATGATAAAACTAGTGTTGAGGTAGGTGATAGTATACCTAAATGATTTAAACGTCTTAGAATGGCTTACAGAGGTTTGTATGAAAATTGGAAATAAAGATTGGGTGAACGGGTTGTTAACATTTGTAGTGGTTTTATTAGTTGCTACAGTAATTGTGAATTTATAAGGAGAATTAAAATGAAAAATATATTAAGAAGTGTTGGACTTTTCAGTTTCTTTGGTTTATCATTAGTTTTGTTGAAGTTCTTAGGGTTAATACTAGGAGCCGCAACAATAGGAAGTGCTGTTTATATGGTGTATGCAGTACGTATGTATTTAAAAAGTAAGGAGAGTAAATAATGTTTGATTTAATTGGTTATTGGGCGGCTGTAACATTCTTTGTAGGAATGGTTTTAATATGGGTGTTACCATTGAGTGTGTATATTATTGATTGGTTAATTAGTTTGATTACACAAGGGGATTATAAAAGTTTTATTAAAGATAAGTATGGTAATTTTAATATGTGGAGCTTGCTATGCAGAGTGTACACTTCAGATGTACTACCTGCCCTACTATTTGTAGGTGCAGTTATAGGAAATGCTTCTATATTCGTAGTTACAATGGAATGTGGAACCATATTAATAGAGTCTGTCAATTTAATAGCATTAAAAACAACACCTATCTTTTCCTATTTAGCTATAATAACACTAGCTTGGTTCACATTCTTATTCATAGGACGATTCATCTACTCTTTGTTTAAGGATATTAAAGCTTTAAAAGCTAAGGTAGCTACACAAGAGTTAAATAAAGATGAGTAGTTGTAAAATACTAAATGTATGCTTTAAAACTAAAAAGTTAGTAGATACAACTCCTGCATATCAGTTATACTCTTGGTCTTGCTTATCATGTGGAGATACTTATAACTATGATAGCCGTAAGAGTAATAATGTTAGAAGTATCTCTATTGACTTTGGAGATAAAGAGTATAGAATATGCCCCAGTTGTGTTAAAAAGATGAATAAAATAATGGAGGAAGATTAGATGGATAACAAGAAAGCTAAAGCTTTGATAGAAAGATTAACACCTACTAACGAGTGGGGATGCCAAGGTTTACCTTGGGGGGATGATGAAAATTGGTTAGGTAATCATATTAATTTTAATAAAGATAAACGTATTATGCGTAAAGTTAAAAAGTTACTATCAGATAGCTATTATAAGGACGTAATAAGCTACATTAAAGATTGCGAAGGTGGTTTTAACTTTGATATTACTTTTAAATACTCAGGTGATGAGTACTCTGAGGATTGCTATGAATTTAAGAAAGCGTATGTAGACCAGTACACTAATGGTGGTTATAGTGGGGATGAATTTGCAGGTCAAGTGTGGCTACCTATAACCCCTAAACGATACTTAACTTTCCATTATGCTATGTAGATTACAAGGAGAAGATTAGATGAGAGTAATGTTAAATTTTAAATGCACAAATAATGAATGTAATCACATTGAAGAAAAGTTCGTAGATAGTAAAACTAAGGAAGTTTCGTGTACAGTTTGTAATAGTGTAGCTAATAAGATGCTGTGTGCTCCTAAAGTTAAGGGGAATACTACAGGTAGTAGTCCTAGTTATTCTAAGTTTAAATATTAAATAAGGAAATCTTCAATGAATAAACAAGAATTTAAAGCATTAAATAACAAAATGCTCGCAGCATTAAAGAAACACCCTAATATTGTTGAAGCAGGTGTAGAGGTCTCACATCATCCTCATCCTTTCTATGGTGATATATTTAGAATTGGAAATGAAGTATATGCATTAAGTAATGATGGTGATGTTGCAGAATGGAAGAGGGTACAATAATATGTGGTATACATTTTCAGATAAGAGTTATGTGCACGCCTCTTGTAAGTGGTGGCAGGTAGTTAATTTTGTATGTGTTTATGACTCAAGGGGTGGAGTACAACCTATAACTACATATAAGGTTTTGTGTGTAAGGTTATGGAACCTAGAAGTTTTACGTGTAGTAGTTGAGGAATATTAAATATGAAAACAGTTAAAGGTAACTTAGTATCAGCAGTCCTAAATGGTGATGTTGATATGATAATGCATGTATGCAATTGTCAAGGTGTGATGGGCAGTGGTATCGCTAAGGAAATAAAAGAGAGAATGCCAGAGGCATATAAAGTGTATACTAGTTGGCCTATAAACTTAGGTGGCTATAGTAGTAGTAAAACCGTTATAAACTTGTATGCACAAGATAACTATGGCTATGGTAAACGCCAACTAAACTATGGAGCACTAAGTTTATCACTACAAGACGCATTCGATGATTTAGATGAATCAGGTTTCAGAGGTACAATAGGTATACCTTATAAAATGGGTTCAGATAGGGCAGGCGGTGACTGGGAGATTGTACTAGAAATAGTAGAAGAATTAGCGGAGTATTATGGTATTGAAGTTGTTATCTACAAACTATAAGGATTAAATATGAAATTCGTCAAAGTTAAAGGTAAACAAGAGTGGCAATTTGAATTAAAAGGTGTTATAGTTAGGGTCACTAAGAAGAAGTATGAGGATGTTTACAAATTATATGTAGGCAACAATTGGTTTAGTTCTGACTTAGATAAGAATGTATTATTTGAGAGGGCTTATGAAATGTTTGATAACTAAAGGAAATTACTATGTATAACTACAGCGGTATTGAAGTTGCTAATATAGAATACCAAGACTATACTTCTTGTAACCGATGTTCAGCTACTAATGAGATAACCTCTGTAGAAACTTTAAATGGTAGCTGTATCTCAAGTTGTGAAACGGTATGTACTGTATGTGGTTTTGAAGATTCTTGGAGTTGTGGTTGGTATGCGAGTTCAGGGTACATAGATAGTAGATGTAATACCTATACGGTAGGTAATAACAAAATTAAGAGGTAATACATGAAAGGTTACTTAATATCAGTGTTTATAGTTTTCATATTATTTAGTATTCTAGGTAAATACTTGGAAGAAGATGGAGATAACAAATATGACTATATATGGGGGTTATTCCTAAGTGTTCTGTGGCCTTTTGTAGTATTAGGAGTTATTTTCAGTAGTTTAATAGAGTTTATAGTAAATAAATTAAAGGAGAAAATTAATGAATAAATATGAACAATTTAAAAAGTGTACCAACACTACATTTGATGGTGATTCATGGGATATTGAATGTAAATTAGGTTTATGGAGTGTAAATGGTGTCTGTGAACATCAAGTACAAGACGAAGCCTTACATTATTTCTTACAGTATTTATCTGATGGAGAGTACTTTGAGTTTGTTGGTGGTAAGAGTCCTACTGAGGTGTTGATGGAGAAGTTATGATGCTTACTGTAATAAAATTTATACTAATCTTACTAGGTTTGTTATTTGTATACCAATCAGGTGTTTGTCTGTTTGACTCTACAAGAATAAATGAACATTCAAGCGCTTGGTTTGCTATGGGTCTTGGAGCTGTTAGTATAATGTTAGGTATTTTTACACCTAATTATTGAATAAAGGAGGGTACACAATGAGTAAACAACAAAGTGATTTTTTAGCATCTGCTGCTGAGGAACTTAAAGTTATGATTGATTTAGCTAATGAACAATTAAAGAAAGAAGTTAGTTGTAATTCATTAGATCCACCAGATTATTATGATTATCAAACTTGTTATGAGTTGATGTGCCTATCTAGAGACCTATCCTGACACCTAACAATACCTTTCTAAGCCTCTCAGAGCCATTCTAAGAGGTTTTCTCTCTCTTACCTAAGCTACCCTACCACTTAACTATTTAAACCTCTTAAATCGATTGTTTATAATTAATATTTACCTTAGTTCTAAATAGAAAAATCCTCGTAGCAAACTCTAAATTCACCTAAGAACTAAATAGAAAAATCTTCATATAGAAATACAAATTCTTTGTAAGCCTAAAGGACTAAATAGGAAAATCTTCGTAGAGAATCTGAAAATCCTTTAGGTCGGTATAATTTTATATAGAATAATGACTTTTATTTAAAGCAGTAAGTAGTTAATGCACTATATAAGAAGCAATAAAATAATATTAAAAATAATTAAAATAAAACTAGACAAGGTTAATTAATGGGTATAATATAGCTACAACTTAAACAGAGAACCACAAACAAAAGGCGTTAACAATGATCAATCAAACAGAACAATCAAGCGTGTTAAGTTGGTGTATAATTATTGTGGCAGTATTACTATCGTGTTTAGTTGAAAATATCTAAAGGGGTGTTTAATATGATTACTAAGTTAAGCTTAGACTATTACAGACAAAGAAAAGTAAAAAATAATTTTAATGTGAAAGAAGACCAAATAAGCATACATAAGGTTATAAATTCCCAATGTGGCTACGATCCACACAATATGAAGAAGTTTGGGACTAGACGACATAATAGCTTGTCACTTTTAAGGTCTTATTATAATCGATATACTAAAGGAGGTATAACACTAGACGAATTTATAAGATTGTTAACTACTAGGAAAGACCTTAATAAATATTCAAAAAGATTCAAAAAAAAAAAATTAAAATAAACTATTGACACCAACAATAAACAATGTAAAATAGCATTCAGAAGTTAAGCAATACATCTTTGACTAGGCAATTAAGCCAACCATTAATTTATAATATAAGTGAGAAATACAATGACTACATCTATCTTTTTAAATAACAACAATGAAGCAGCAACAATTAATATTGAAACAGGGCATCCAGAAGGGCATGATCATTTTGTAGTAAGTAAAACGTGGGAACAACTAACAGATAGTAATAAACAAGATATTGCTAGCCAATGGATTAAAGACAATGTTTATTGTAATGTAAATCAAGTAATGGAGTTGTTATCTTGTTGTGATACACAAGAAGACTACGAAACGTACTTATCTATTGCAGAATACCAAGATTTTGAGTATGCAAGTACTGACCATATTAATGATTTAAGTATTGAAGAGTTGTTAGAATTAATTGAAGAATATAACCTTGATTTAGTAACATTAGAAGAGAATGAAGGTAATTCACTTAGTTGTATTACTCATCAGGCTATGACTAATTATATTATCAACAATATTAACCTAGAACAATATGGACAAGACAACAACTTAGAGCCAGAGTATCAACAAGCTTATGAATTTTGGAACGTATCCGACCACTTTGTTAGCATGTTACAAGATACGGAGCAATGCAGTAATGATATACTAGGTTTATCAGTTTGGGCTAGATACTGTACAGGTCAATCAATTTGTTTAGACACAGCAATACAAAAGGCAGCTTTTAAAGTGTTGAGTGATACTAGTATTAATAACTATTAGTAAACAATATTTTTATAGCTTATTAAATGTAGTAAGCTATTAGAGATAAATTTTATTAAGTGTAAATAAAGGTGATGCACATGTTAACAATTAAACAAGTAAAAGAAAATGCTTATGTATTTGCAGTAATTATGGAAAGAAACGTAAGTATTAAACAAGCAGTTTCAAGTATTAATAATATATGTAATTTAGACATTACTGAGGGTGATTTAAAGTGTTTGATTAGGTTACGAGTACATTACTTTAATATAGATAAAATATTCTCACAATACGAGGTTTAAAACATGGCGGCATTTTTTTGGAGTAGTACAAGTACAAAAGAACGTATACAACGTTGTAATCAAAAGCTAGCAGATGCAGAGATAAAAGCTCATTTAGCCTTTGCTAAGTATTCAACTAATGCAAGACGACAGATAGCAGAAATAGAAATCGCTAACTTAATGCAAGAATATGATATAACACATGCTAGCGGTAGTGGTGTGCAAGTTGAAAATATTGGTAATGGTGTTAAGTTTAAATATTAATAAATTAATTTAAAATAAATGATAATAAAGTATTGACATACTAAACCAGAAGAGTAAAATACTTACATCAACTAAGCAATGGTGCATTAGTTAACAACAAAGAGATATGATTATGAGTAGTTCAATTGAAATTTTACAGATAAAGTTAGAAGAACTTAAAAGTAAATTAGATGACGTAAAAGTTAACCTTCTAGATAAACAAAGTGATTTAGAATCTATTGAATTGTGCCCCGATGATTTTATAACGGAGTATGAAGACTGTTTGAATGAATGTAACGGTGCGTTTATGGGAATGGATGCTAGTTATATACTAAAGCAGCTTGATAATACAGCGTACAGATGCGGGTTGATGGATTATGTTGATACTAAAGACGTTACCGAGTGTGAAGAGTACAAAGAGTTAGAACAAGAAATTGAAGAACTTGAAAGTGATATAGAAGATTTAGAAAACGAAATATATGAAATTCAAGAAGAATTAGAAGAATTGGAAAATGAAGAATAACATTTAATTTAAACAACCATAGGAAACAACACAATGTTAAATAATGCTAAAGTACAAAAGATTAAAAACAAGAAGCTTAGAAAAGGTACACAATTCGATAGTGACCAAACATTTAAAATTGAACGTAAACTAGCTAGACAGAGTAAACAGTTTAATCAATGCCAGTGTATAGGGGGTTAGTATGAATGTATTATATGTAAATCCTATCGGGGGAGTAGATATTAAAGAGAACACTAGTATACTACCACGTGTAGGTGATAGTGTAGACTTGTACTACAACCCCTATCCTAAAGTGTCCGCAGTTTTATTACACCCTACTAGTGATACTCTAGGGAAGTTAGGTCTAGTGAATATAAGTATTGATGCAATAGTTACTATTAAATAATAAACACTATTTTTATAGCTTATTAGTTTAGTAAGCTATTAGAGATAAATTTTATTAACAATGAAAAGGAATAGAACAATGAATAAAACAATATTAGGATTTATAAAGCGTTCTGATGAGTATAAACTACTCTCTGAGGTGTTAGGACGTAAAGAGGCGTTAAAACAGCTTAAAATAGTTGTACGTGCTAATAAAGGCCAATTAGAGGGGTATGACTCAGCTGAAACTGGTAGAGGCTTAAAAGTAAGGTTTGGTTATAATGGAAAACATCTCTGTTTAATGTCTTTTGTTGGTTGGAGACGCACACCGCAAGGGTTTAAATACTGGGATAATCTGAATGATAAGTTAGTATTAAAGATTAAAAATTATTGCCCATCAAAAGATTACACATTTTATTAAAATAAATTAATAAAATGTGTTGACGTTTATATATAAATCCTTATAATAGGTTTCAAGAGTTAGGAAATGAGTTCCTAACAGATTATAAATTTTAGAGGTGTTACCATGTCATTATTAAAAACTGACCATTTAGTAAATTTAGGCTCTTGGAAAAACTTTGCAGCAGGTACAGTTGAAGGGGTGTACCCTAATCCCGTAGAAGCAAATACAATTGCGGATTTAGTCTTATTTGAAAATAGTAGTCATGGTTACAATAGAGTATCGATTACGTTATGTAATAGCTTTAATAGCGGTTACATCGGTGATAACATGGAATATAAGAAAGCTACTTTAAATAAGGCTATTAACGAAGACGATTTCAAGTCTAGTACTTTTAGCGACGATCAAACTATAAAGGATAGTGAATGTGATACAGGTTCTTTTTGTGAATATAACTTTGCTTTAACTCGAAAATATAGCTCAGATAATATTTATCAAACTAAAGCTAATACATTAAGCGAACTACTATTACAAATGGCTAAAGATGGCTTGAAAGGTACAGTTACATTTCATTTTACACCGTTCTTTAGAGGTTCTATATATGAACCTCTTACGTTAAGAATAGTATTATAAGGTTAATAAACATAAGCCCTATTCAGGGCTTTTACTAAACAGGAGAATACAATAATGACTACATATATAAATAAATCACCTTACACGTTAGGTCAATTTGGTGAACAGTTAGAAACTATGACATCTCAAGACGTATTTAATATAGCGGCTGAACATTTAGTATTACAAGGTGTTAAGAGTGTTGATGTAATGAATTTATGTGCTTATAATGGCGTACACGAAGGTGTAAAAGTGTGTTGTGCTGCTGCCCCTTTTATTAAGGATTATGAAGAAGGTATGGAGAATTTACCTTTCAAGGATTTATACAATGTCAAAGATAATGTAGACTTAGTTCAAGAATTACAAATAATACATGACGGTAGTGAACCTTTAGAATGGAAAGAAGAGTTAAGAGACTTAGCAGCTAACGAAGGTTTAGAATTACCTGAAATATTGGGAGATTAATTTAGAATAAATGCAAATTAGTTGTTGACTACTTAAATTAATCAATGTTAAGATAGCTTCAAGAGTTAGGAAACAAGTTGATAACAACACTAAATAGAGAGTAAATAAAATGCAAATATTAAATAGATACACAAATGAAGTTATTATAGAAAGTTTAGAAGTTAAGACTATTAAAGAATTAGTAGAATTAGCTGTTAAAGAAGACGCAAACTTAAGAGACGCAAACTTAAGAGATGCAGACTTAAGAGATGCAGACTTAAGAGGTGCAAACTTAAGAGGTGCAAACTTAGTAAGAGCAAACTTAGTAAGAGCAAACTTAGTAAGAGCAAACTTAGAAGATGCAAACTTAGTAAGAGCAAACTTAGAAGATGCAAACTTACCTAATTTTTTAATAACCCCTGAAACAGGATCTTTTCAAGCGTACAAGAAATTAAGACATAATATAATAGTTAAGATTTTAATACCAGATGATGCTAAGAGAACTAATAGCTTAATAGGTCGTAAATGTAGGACTAATGAGTTCACTATTACAGAAGTTATGCAGAACCCTGCTAACATTAGTTTCAGTGAACACAAACCTTTACAATCTACACATTATGCATCAGAAGGATACTATCTAGGGGGTACTTTCAAAGAGCCTGCGTACGATGATGATATCCGTTTAGAGTGTACTAAAGGTTTGCATTTCTTTATGACATTAAAAGAAGCCCAAGATTGGTAATTAATTTAAAATAAAGTGTTGACTATCTAAATTAATCAATGTTAAGATAGCTTCAAGAGTTAGCAAACAAGTTGCTAGTAATAACTTAGGGTTATAGGTTTATGAATAAAATTAAGATAACATTACAAGAATCAGGTTGGTGTACTGACCTACGTATTAACGGACGGGATTTAGACGCAGGTTACAAAGTTAATTATAGTCTAAATGGTAAGTTAAAAAGTAATAAGGTGTATATGCATAATAGCGGTAGGAGCATAACCTTATACATAAAAATAAAAGGTAAAAGAGTAATGCTACAAAATGAGGAAGTTATATATAATGTATCTCCCTACTCACTAGGTATCTATAAGAAGTGGTACATTGAGGTGTAGTAAGTAGTTCACAGATAGCCCACTTTAACAGTGGGCTTTTTATTGCCTAGAATTTACCAATCAAGGTAGGCAGACAGGTACACTTAAACAGGACAAAACTAGGTAGTACACCTCAGTATAAAGACTACAGATTGCTACTGTTGTATACAAACCCTTAGTTGTTGGTATAAGGCACACTATAAGCTTGCAATACTAAGCTGTAAGAGATAGTAGGAGGCTAGTATAAGTGTTGTTATAAGGGGGTTAACTAAGTATCAACTAAGTAGCTACTGTTTCTATATGACTGTGTTGTATACTAGAGGATGCTATTTAGTGTTGTGTTCTAGTGTTATAACCTAGTATGTCAAGTATAAGTGGTAGTATAAGGAGAGACTAAACTAGTTAGTGTAATTAGTTTATACAACTTTAGTTACTACTGTTTACAGTGACCTATTGTATATAGAATATAAGTAGTTAATATAAGATAGATAAATATAAGGTACGGTATAAGTTAGTATACTTAGTTGGTCTAACTAGGTTGCTACTGTTGTATAAGGCTTAAGATAGTTTATATAAGTTATTCTAATGATAGTTGTAAGTATTTAAGTTTTACTAATATAAGCTATTAACCTAGTAGGTGTTTAACAATTCCCAATTTCCCTTATAAACTACTATAAATTCCCCCATATAAAGCACATCCTACTCTTTACCCTCCATTTTCCCCTATTAAATACTCCCTATTTAGCCTTTTAATACTATACCCTACCCATTACCTTAGTTTTATCTAAAGTCCTCTTAGAATGGCTCCTAGTGGCTCCTACTCTATGTTGTAGCTATAAACTATACCAATATAAACTTGTCCTATAAGGGGGTAATATAAGTTGAGGCTAATTAGGAGGTGAACTAGGCATAAATATAAGTTTTGTACTATAAGCTTGTATAATATAAATAAGCCAATATAAGGCTATTAAATAGGAAAGTGTACCTAGGGTATAGCTAACTAGTTTAAGTGGCTTAGAATGGCTAATATAAGCTTAGAATAGTATAAGTAGGTTAAGTATAAGAGGTATAATATAAGAGGGCTATACTGATATTTTAGAATTACTAGAGGAATATAAAGAGGGGGAGTGGAGTGGTTAAACACCTCAATTATAAAATACCTTAAATATAACTAAAGGTAGTCTACTCTTCCCTCAATACAACAGTAGCAACCTTAGTAGTCAACTAGTTAGTATAATATAAATTACAATTATAAATTAGTCACTTAAGTCTACCTACCATAGTAGTCCTCTATAAACTTGCATCTATAAATCTAACACTATTTACATACAACAGTAGCAACTAAGGTAGTAAACTATAGTAGTCAATCTGTCATGCTAACAGAGTATAATCAGAGACAGTCTATAAGAAGTTTATCTTAATTCTAGTATACAATTTGTTACCTATAACGTATCATTTTGTCTACCTAATTAGTGTTGTAATAGTTCGGAACGAACAGTGGCAAATTGAGGCTATAAATATAAAATATTACCTCTATAAACTTGTTCATCATGTCTTGATATTTTAGTATATAAGCTGTATTAATAATCTTATGAAAACAGGCTGTTCATATACAAATTTAGTTGAAATGGATATTAACTGATATTTGTACTATATGTCTATTAAGAATAGTGGGTAAGAATACACTGATATTTTAGTATATAAGAATGGCTCTATAAGGCTTTATATCTAGGTAGGCATACATTTGTATGTATAATTGATTTAAGTTGATTAGAGAGCTTCTGAGGAGGTTTGAGGGTATATTTGAAGGTAATTTATCTATAAACAGGAAAGTATATAAATAGATATAGAAATTGGGCATTATTGAATAGAGGGTATAAGAAAAGACACTAATATTTAATGTAGTGTCTTTATATTAAATTAATCATTAAGAATACTCATGATTCTCTGGTAATGTTATTCTTGCAAACACTCTATGTATATCTCTGCCTACAGGTAATGACTCATGTATAAAATGGTTGTTGCCGTAGTAAACCTTATTAGCTTTTAGTAGATGTGGCGTATCTAATTTAATATGCCTACAATCACCACCTACTTTAGGTAAGCCCTTATATTCACCTTGCCAACCTAAACAGCTGGCGTAATTAGTAGCTAATATAATGCCACCTTTAGGATTCACATACTGCCTATTATGTTCATCAGTATTTATTGCTGCACCATTCTCACCTACCTTCCAACCATTTCCACCGCCCCCCTCCAAACGACATATTTACGGGTTCATAGTTCCCGTCTGTATGTGGGGAAGGTCTTCTTAGGGTGTTACCACTTTTAAGTGTCTTTCCATGTATAGTAAAGAATGCCGTACCTTTACCTATTACACCTTGTAACATAGTACTCACAGTTTCTACGAATTCGCTAGGTAGACCTTCTAGTGTTTCTAAGTCAAAAGGTAACATACTTAACTCCTTATTGATGAACGGTAACTCTATATCATTAGTTTCTTTAAATGTACTAATCATTAATCTCCTCCCTATTAAATTCCAAATTCATTATCAATAATCTCATAACCATTTGTAAATATATTATCTAGAATACGGTACATTCCTGCTACAGTATCAAGTAAATCACCTACATAATATTTCTGTGTAGGTAATCGGCAACTATTAGGGTAGTACTTTAGTAGTTCATTATAGTCCTCCATACTATCTAAGTCTTCTATTGGGGTGCAATCAAAACATAATGCAAATATCTTATTATCTTCTAAATATTGTGGTGTGTACCTATCTAGTAGAAATTTATTAGTTTTAAATACTACTACTTTTGGTAAGTAAGATCTATTATAATCTGAGTTGTCTACTACAACCTTCTCTATAGTTGGTAGCATTATACACCCTCTTTAATTAATATTAATAATGAGCTTATCATCAATAGTTAGACGTACTATACAACTTTGTGATAAGCTACTAATACTTTCTTCATAGTCAAAGGTATAAGCACCAAAATAGTCTTCTAGTATTTCACACCTCACAACACTCCCTTTGAACTCACCACGATAAAATAACTTACCTTTCTCCATACTACTAAATTGTAATATTGTATCTTGTAATTCACTATTACCATGTTCCATAAACTCTTGCCAACTTTTATGTACTGTCATTATCCTCTCCCTTATCAAAATCTGGTATATAGTGTTCAGCTATAAATTTATATACTGCCAACACTCTACAGTTTTCTTCTACGTATCCATCTTTACCTTCAACACTAACTTTATGAGTTGCCTGTTCGTCTTCACCTTCTATATATTCTACATTAAGGTTGTAACGTCTAATAAATGCATCACACATATAAGGCTTAATACAAGCACCTATACGTTCTAGTATGTGATGGTATGTACTTATCTCAAAACTATTAAGCTCTCTGTGTAGAGTGTGTATATAGTGGTTAGCTTCTGCTTGGTTAACTAGTTTGTTCATTAGATACACTCACTATTTAATTTATCTAAGTAATACTGTCTAGCTAAGTCAGAGACCTTCTTACCTACATCTTTCATTGTTAACTTAGACTCTTCTAGGGTATCTCCCTCTTCTTTATTTATATCACGATTAACCCAACCAATATAATTACCTATGTTTTTCTGGTCTAACCCTACTTCATCAACACCTTGTTGTAACCTATTATCAGTCACAGCGTAATCTACAAAAGATTTAATACTATTTAATTTCTCAGGACATACAGCAGCTACAGATTTAACTTTAGATACTGAGTGCTTCTTACCTTTAGTCTTAAACCAATTACCACTGTCATAGTAGTACTCTTGTGATAAAGGTGTCCACACTAAACCTTCTCCTAAGAGTTGCCCCACACCTTCTCCATCTTTTAGGTTTAGTGCTTTGGATACAGGGCAACAGTTTTCTACTTCTTCTGTCAAGCCAACTAGCTTATTTTGAGAATACTCAGGTTTGTTAAAGTCTATATTTAATTCTTGATATGGAAAATCTGTAATAGCGTATATACCTGCTTCCTGTGTTAATTCACAAGTTAACTTAGAGCAAAGTAAAGTATTTAACCAACCTGTTTTATCATCTTGATTAGTCTCTCCTGACTTGATACCAAATATGAAGAATGCCTTATTAGGTAGATAAGAAATACCTACACCTTTCTGAATACCTTGTCCACACCATTCACCTGAAATCTTAATAGGGAATTTCACATCCCCATAGGATTCCTTAATTTCTTTGTAAGCTCTGTCTAATATAACTTTGACGTTATCTAGTTTACGAATCATAGATTGTGCAAATTCAGCATTATCTTTATGTACCATTGAGTTATCAAATTCATCTACTTCAGCTAGTAAATTATTCTTACTATGAAAGGTAATACTCATATCTTCATGTAAAATAATACTCCCATTAGTCCCATGTAACTTAGTTGTACCTATGTAAGTCACTGTAGGTGCTTTTTTAGATAAGTCAAAAATAGGTTTCTGTGTTACTTCATCATACCCTATATAACGAGAAGAATGTCGTATATTCTTAACTACGTTACGAAATTGACCTGTACTATGAAATTTAATATTTTTATCTGTCATCATTTATTCTCCTTTAATTTACGTTATAACGATCTACTGACTATCGACGAGAACTGCTTTCATCTTTCTCTGTTTGAATCCCTTTATAGAACGCCTCTTTAATCGCGTAAGAGAAAAGCTTTCTCATATTATCTATTTCGGCACATATTCTTTGGTCTGGCTCATTCAATGCTTGATATTTTATTTTTACGCATAAATCTCGCATTTTATCAAATTGGTCTTTATCCATCACAGGGTTATATTTAACCTCTACCGATCTGTTGATTTCCATAATTACCTCACTTATATTTATTGTAAACTAACTTAGTAAAACATCTGTGTCCTTCAATTCTTTCTACCTCACTAAAACCTAATGCAGTTAGCATCTTATGTCCTTCTGACCAGTACGTTGACTCTTCCTGTGAGCATAAATATAGAGCTTTCACATATATACTTAGATTACGTTCACCTAGTTGATTCAAATCTTCATCAGGTATCTTGTAAAGTTCATAGCTACGTAGAATACGGTTAAGTTGTACGGGCAGTATAACTATCCCATATGTAAGGCATCTTTTTATTAAGCATGGTAAGTCATTCTCTGTCATTATAATTCTTCCTTACAGTGAGTAGCAACAAATTCATAAACTGTTTGCTCTAAACACTCACCAATTATAATCTCACCTACCCTACTTACCACAATTTTCCCTGTGTTTTCACAGTGGTTTATATTTAGTTTATATTCTTCTATAAAGGTTAACACTCTAGTGAATTCTGTATTGTTTACTAGAGTTCCATTTAGTATATCATCATAGACACCTTTATAGAAACCTTCTACCTTACAACCTACTTTCTTTTTACAATATACATAATAGTTAGCTTCTGCTTGTCTAATTGTGTTACTTACATCTGTCATTATTTATTCTCCTTTAATTTATTAAGTGTAGCTACTATACAGGCCTTCAAAACAGAAGTCAACACTTAATTAGCCAAATTAAGCTAATTATTTAATATTAGCCATAATAGGCTAACAACAATTATCTTTATACCACTTATCAACATTAGTACTAACTATTTCGTGTGAACATACATTGGCTACTACATCAGCATCAACCCCTCCATAGTAGTCTTTGTAATATGATATTTCTATGTTAATTACAGTTTTGTAAACTAAACCCCCTTTATAGTCAGTGTCGTAAGACTGTATATCACTAAAAGCCTCTAGGGTTAAATAACAATTTACATCATCACTAAAGTCATAAGTAGTCTTTGGTTTATATTGTATTTCTATTTGTAAATCCTCTAAGCTCTCGTCATCTAACTTATGATGCCAGAGTATAAAACTAAACTCATAAGTATCAGTTTCGTTATTATTATTAAACATTGTTTACCTCCTGCTAAAACAATTCTGGATTAGTCTTCATTACAGCCTCTTTCAAACCTGCTATACCACATAATGAAAACCCTGTACTTCCATCCCAATCTTTAAACCACCTGTCATACCTAATATCAAACTTATATCCATGTTCCTCTTGTAGTTGCTTTAATTCAGCAGCCCAAGCATCCCACTGACCATCATTGATAACTGTATGCCCTAATATGTAATAAATATAGCTATGATGTGCTAACATTATCCTAAGTTGTTGTACTCTTTCGGTTATAGGTTTAGTTACCATTTAAAGCTTCCTCTAAAGCCTTTTTAAAATAAAATCTACTGTTATTATACTTTAATTCAAATTGGTAACTACCATCACCTTCTTTAGTGGCAGTAAATACGTCATCATTAATGTACAAGTGTTCTTTCTCTATAGTGTAAACATAACCGTCTACGGCTACAACATTAGGACAATGAGTGTCAAAATAGTCAGTAATATCCTCTATCAAACTCCTGTAGTAATCATTAATATCAATATAATCTTCTATTGTTTTACCTGTAGGTATTAATTTACCTTTAACGTGTTCTATGTTATTCATTAGTAGTCTCCTTTATTTGTTATAACTCATTATCAATAAAATAGTCAAGTAATTCTTCTAAATCTTCAGATTCTTCACTAGTCATGCTACCTTGCTCAATTAGGTATAGTACAAACAAAGTAGCACCTTGTACTTTTAAACTTTTATCTCTAACTTCTCTGTTACAAGTAGTGCCGCAACATATTTCATCAATCATGTACACTCCTTGCAATTTTCTAGTGCTTCTTCTAATGCTTCCTCAAAACCACAACCTCCATTGTAATATTTAATTTCAAAGGTATAACTTCCGTCCTCTCCTTTAATAGAATTAAATATATCCCCATAAGGTTCTATATTTTCACTTACTATAGTGTAAACTAACCCCTCAACTTCTGTAGCAACTCTATAAAAGTTTTCTCTAAAGTACTCATCTATAGTACTATATGGGTAAGATAATTCAATATCCCCTACATACTCTTCTATAGTTTTACCCGTAGGTCTTAATTTACCTCTGATATGCTCTACTTCACTCATAACCTACTCCTCCAAAATTTCATAAAATTTCTGTACTTCTTTCTTAATAATAATATTACGCTTAGTTATCTTCCTAACCACACGTAATCGTCTTAAATCTCTTAATCTAGATAATGCCACATATAATTGCCCATGTCCAAAACAACCTTTGCCAATATCCAAAGCAACATCGTCTAGTGTGGCTCCTTGTACTTTATGTATTGTAGTGGCGTACCCTAACATCAGAGGTACTTGTGTAAATGTAGCTGTTGTTTTCTTAGACACACCTACTATAGCTTTCTGGTATTTAAAAGATTCCCATTTGTGTTCTTCAACTTCAACTACACCTCCTTTATCTAATTGTACCTTAACTGGGTATGAGGTATCTAGTACAACTCCTGTGGAGCCATTTACATAGCCATCACCATTAGCACATATAACAACTCTACACCCTACTTTAATATTAAGGGATGCTTCTACAGGAGGTTGTGGGAACTCAGAGGCTTTACCGTCAATAGTAGCTTCGTAAGTGTGTTCTCTTCCTTCTAGTTTAGAATACCAATAGTTATTAATCCTGTTAGTATCTTTCTTAAATGTACAAATATGTAGTATATTATTATCATTAGAGCTATAAGGTAAAGATTCTTCTTGTATCAAGTTAAGAGCTTTCATTGCCTTATCTGTACCTCTTCTGATTGCATTAAGCATAGCTACTTGACGTTTATCATCTTGTCTCCATACTTTCTTTAATTGTACAACTTCGAAGTCCCAACAATTAGATTTAAAACAGAATGGACTATCGTAGTAATCATAATATAAATCTTCTTCCTCTTGTGTAACTACAGGTTCAATTTGAAAGAAGTCACCTAGTACAATTACTTGTAGTCCCCCGAATGGCAATGTATTACCTTTAACAAGTTGTAACTTAGTGTCAATCAAGTCTAAAGTATCAGCACGACACATCCCTATTTCATCAAGTACCACCTTAGTAGGTGGATTGTTACCTTTGAATAAGTTAGCTAAGTTAACGCTAACACTTTCACAATCCTTAGCTGTGGGAAAACCATGTGGTAATCCAAATAGAGCATGAAATGTCATACCACCTATATTTAAAGCTGCCGCACCTGTTGGCGCTGCTAATAGTGTTCTATCATCTACAATTTCTTTAATGAAAGTTGACTTACCTGTTCCACCACCTCCAAGAATACATACATTCTCTCCTGCTGCAACTAGTTCTTTAGCTATTTCGATTGACATTAGTTCTCCTTATTCTACGTTAAAGCTTAAAGCTGTGATGCATAGTTCTAACTTTTGTGTACCATTAATAGCTTCCATTTGAGTTAACTTACCATAAGATGTACTGCTATATTTATTAATAAAATCTAGGAAAGCTTTTTCTATCTCCCCTTCACTTAACGTAACCCTACTTTGTATTTCCATTACTCACTCTCCTCTACTATTTCCCATGTAACACCTAAAGCTTCTAACATCGCACCTACATAAGTATTTACTTCTTCATAATCATCTAAGTGTTCTGGTATATGATAACCTAAATAATCATAAATCTCAATAGGTATATCATTTATATCAGATACACTACCAGATTGCTTGGCTATAGATTCATCTTCAAAGTTATAGTATGTGTAATCTTGATTATCACAGCAGTCGCACCCAATATTGTACCAAGCTGAATGTTCATATAATCTAAAATGTTTAATCATTATTGTTCTCCTCAAAGTTTAGTATTAGCTTTTCAATCATTACATTAAGCTGTGAATAAGGTAGTTCACCTTTATTATATAAGTCAATATAGTCTTGTATTGTCATTGTAAACTACCTCTTATTTAGATTACTTAACTAACCAAGTTAATTTCTTAATAGTTACAGGTTCTAATTTAACTTCACTACCTGTACGCTCTAAAATACCTTTGTTATTAAATTTAACACGTTTAATATTGTGCTCTGCTATCATACCTTTGATATCATTTTCTACAATCAAAGATTGAATAGTAATTGCATTATCATCACTAGTTACTATGCCCTTAAATTCTGCTACCACTGATTCTTCAGTAGGTAAATTAGTATCTTGGTCTAGTAAGTAAAAGTCTTGTACTGTAATTGTGTTGCTCATAATTATTCTCCTATTTAGTTTAAATTAAGTTTTCTAGTGTAGTTAACATTTCTTGGTAAGCCCCTGCCAAGTCAGCATTCATATTGTATTCATTAGTTTCAAAGAAGTCAACAAGAATATCCATAGGTTTTACATTATTTATGTAATCACTAGGTTGTTTGTAGTTGTCAGCTTGACGTATAACCGCTATTAATGACTCATTACTAATGTACTTAGCTTTATAACCTGAGCGAATAACCTCATGATATTCATCGTGGTCGTCTGTAACTATAGTATCTTCTTCTAAGTCTTCGTACACTTTAGCTATTGCCTTATTAGCTAATTCTTTACTAGGTGTGTTATAGTCTCCTAGATAAGTAGTATCATTGTTATTACTAGTTAAAGCTGAGACTACTATATCCAAATTCTCATCTTCATTAACATACTTCCATAATTCTTTAGTTTGCCATGATATATCGAAAGTGCTTACTGTTTTTCTATCTCTATCTAATTTAAGCACATCAGTGTTGAAGTTATAACCATAGTCAAAGGTCTTATCCTCACATACCCACACTCCTCCACAGAATATCTGACCTTTCATATTAGAGTCTTTAAGTATATCACCATTCGGTGTTTCTATTAAGTCTAGGTTATCATGGAAGCATAAGTTTTTAGCTCTAACTTCTTCTATCACATCCTCAGAGAGCTTACTTAACTCAAAGAGAACTTCATTGTCATATTCATCTTCATATTTTTCTATACTTAAATGTAAACAATCTATACCAAAAATCTGTGAGGTGGCTATATAAGGTGTCCACATATCATTACCATTAAATATATTACAATTTGTATTCTCTCTTGCAAGTATCAACAATGCTAATTTCAAACCTTCGTTGAATTGTCCTATCGTATCTGTATCTTCTGTCTTACTACCACTGCCTAATAGTAAGTGCTCAATTGGTATAGCACCACTAGTAGTTAAGATACTTAGTGTGTCACCTTGGATAGTAACCTTAGCACTCCCTGTATCCAATGCATTTGCAATTAGTTCTCTTATAGCATCTACTATTGTCCACTGTGGTACATAGTTTTTTGCTAATGATAATTCTATAGTTCTCATTCTTTACCTCCTAAATAAACTGCCACAACTTCTTCAACTTTCTTTCTACCACCACCGTCACATGAGATAGTTCTTTGAACTTCAAAAGTATACAACTCATCTGCATCTTTGTAAAGCTCTTTTGTGAAATCTGTCCAATGATTACTAATAATAGATGTATGTTTACTATTTTTAGATAATTCTTTCAACTTAATGTGGTCTTCTTTATTAAAACCTTTAACTGAATATTTAAATTCTGTGGTCAAAGGTACATATGGCGAGTCAGAATATATAAGACAGTTATCTAATTCTTCGACATGTTCAAATACTTCCTCGTAACTCTTACACATTAAAGCTGTGTTATTCTTATGTCGTTTATGTAATAAGTTGATACTGTCTGTGGGTATGTTAGGTAAATTCTTTTTAACATTCCCTATTGGTACATTGAATTCACCTTTTAGATTATACCTAGCCAACCCATTGTACCCAAATTTATTAAGATATTGAAATATAGCACATTTAGTAAGAGTTCCGAGGTCTTCTTGATTAAAAGACCTACGTAACTCATAGTAATCATTATACCCACTATTAAAAAGTACCTTACAAATATTTATATAGTGTGACACGTCCTCTGTTTTGACTAAAAGTTTGTAGGTATTAATTAAGTCTTCATTTATATCATTCCAAATGTACTTATCTGTGTCAAAGTTTAGTGATATATTAGCTGCACCTATAAACGGCTCTACTAAGGTTCTCTGCTTATGTTTCTCTAATATAGGTAATACATGTTTTAGTGCCTTACCTTTGCCTCCTGCCCATTTGAATAAGCTCTTATTATATTTAGTGTTAGTCATTAACTGTCTCCTTTAATTTATCAATTATCTTAATATCACATATTACATCTCTAACGCCTAAAGTAAGTCCGTTATTTAGTACTACAGGTCTCATACCGGCGTCTTCACATTCTTTAACTGCATCTATAGTTTCTTTCCTAGTCATATCAGAGCAGCCTGTCAGTAATATACATGTAATTATTAATAATATTTTAATCATTTGTGTTAACCTCCTTTAATATACGTTAAATCTTCAACCTTAGCATCACGCCAAGTAGTTATAATCTTATTTTCATCCCAACTAGGGGGTGCTAAGTCGTCCCCGTTATGGTCTATATAAGCACCTAGTTTACTTTCTTCACCTATTTGCAATACTAGTACGCTAGTCCTAAATAAACGTTTATGTTCTCTGTACCTAGCTTTACCTGTTAAAATAGTATCACTCATAAGTACTCCTTATACCTAATTCTTCTTCTACCTTACACCAAACGTCTGCTCTATCTTGTGGTTTATAACAATATACTAAGTAGCTACCAAGGCTTCTAGTAACTTCGTACTTAAATAAATCCCACTCATATTTACCCTTCCAATGGTACAGTAGCAGATCTCTAGCAATACTCCAAGCTTTTAATTCTTTAGCAAATAAGTACTCTAATTTACCTTCATCTTCATCATTACCAAACACACTACCAATATCCAACAAATGTCCTATCTCATGTGCAAGAACTATGTACCAACTCTTATGGTATCTAGGCGATAGTGACATATGTATAGTACATCTACTTGACCCTATTATAGGTTCTTTTATACTATTATGGTACTCATAATAGTGTCTAAATTGACAGAAATCTTTAAATGTTAATCTAACTCCATATTTAAACTTAAAGCTTTGTTTGTAGAAGAACCATAATTTACTTAACATGCTTACCTCCTAGTATTTTACAATCATAACCTACATAATCTAGTGTAGTTTGTCTATATTTATACTTACCACAAACTACTGTGAATGAATCTTTGTGTTCTAACTTTTTAAACCTAAAATCCGCTATAACTAAGTGCCAAGCATCACTAATAAGTAAACATACAATTATTACTTTCCACATAAAATAAAACCCTCCTTAATTAATAATAACGTTATGTTACCTTAGTCGAAGAGGGTTGTCAAATGTTTATTTAGATTATTAACAATAAACTTAAAAGGACAAACAGAAGTTTGCTTCTTAGTCCTGAATTATAAATCTTTACTCTTAATCTCTTCCTTTGTTATCATCTAATTCCACAAATATAAATAAGGAAATTAAAAATATGTCAGATAATGTTATACCTAAGTGTCCAAACACATCCTGTAGTTCCACTAAATTTAAGGTCGAGTTAAATAAAAATCTAGGTGATGTAAATGATGACATCTTTCAGTTTGTATACTGTAGTTCTTGTGGTACTACGGTAGGAGTTCTTCCGTATTCTCCCGTAGAATAGAATCTTTTAAAAATTCTTTAATATCTATCGAGGTTTTTGCTATATCAAATCCATTATTTTCTTTGTGGAAGTTAATAGCATCTACCTCATTTTCAAATATTACAGTTGGACTACTAAAAGCTTTTCCATGTTTACATATTAAGTACATTTTATATTTTCCTTCTATTAGTTTTTAATTAATCTTGTTACAAACAATTTATAACAAGGAGTTTAAGTAGGACTAAAAACAGTTGGTTAATTAGTAATCCTACTAGGTTTGTGTTAAGTTTTTAGCCTCTTAACTAGGCGTTAAGCTAATACTCTATTTTCTATACTTATAACTACTTATAACTACTTATAATAGTTATTCTAAATCTATGTAGCTACCTAAATTAGCTACATTTCATTCAGCCACCAAGGATAAGGAGGGCAAGCACTCAATATACTTCTGACTATACACCGCAGTAATAACGGTGGTAAAAACTGCTCATCATAAGGAAACTTATCTATGAGTATTGATCTATTAGTAAATGTCAGCTTACAGTTTACATTTAACCTAGATTCAATTGCTCAGATTATCTCTGGGATGACTTCTGAAGATTTCAAAAATATCTGCTTTGGTATTGCTGCTATCATAAAGTTATCAAAAAGAAAATCTGCTTAAGCAGTTAAAACCCTAGCCCTCATAAATAGGGCTTCTTCGTACGTAGCTATGCGTTAAATAGCCTTAAAATAAATATAAAATTAGCAGCGTCTTATCCTTATTTGAGTTAAGTTTGGCGCTCGTAATTCACCTCCTATAATTTTTATGTTAATGTTTACCTTTATTAATTAAAACAAGGAATGTTGTATGTCTAGTGAAATTAAATACCCAGAAACTATAATTAATCTTATTAACGTCCACCTAAGAAATCATAGTGATTTTGAAGATGGTATGAAAATTGATTCTGTTAAAAAGATTAATAATGGTTTCTTTATTAAAGGTAATCTTAACTACAGCCCAACGAATCTGACACGTGATAAAATTGAGGCTGTTTACTCTGCAACGGTAAAAGATTTTCAACCTTAAGTTGCTGTACTAATTTATCTGGTAGTTTCAATTGTAGTACCCCACCTTCTGTTTCTGCTAGGTAATAATAAGTTTCCATAATTCTTTTCTCCTATTTTAATTTAGTATTATTGTTGCTAATCTTTGTACTTAAATTAGCTTAACAAGTAGTTAAAGTAGGAAATTAACAGTTGGCTACAAAGAGATGTAGCTACTTATTAATTCCTCTTAACTAGGCGTTATCATGTTACATATCTAATTTAATAAGTCAAATGTTTATTTAATGTACTTCCAAATTACTACTCAACATCACACTTTTTAAGTCTTCTTCTTTATTTTCATAGCTAGCTAAAGTAGTTATATGTAGTAGTATGCCTATATCTTCATAACCCTCTGTATCAGATATAATTTCTGGAATAAAGTATACACCCCATATACCAAATACATTTAATTCCTCTAAGTTGTCTGATAAAACGTTTATCAACTCTTGTTCAGCCTCTTCTAAACTTAATGCTTGTTTTAGTTCAGGGTTATTAGAGTTATTAATTGCTACAGCTTTTTGTAGATGGCCTTCATTGTAAAATAATGTTATGTTCATTTATTCTCCTTACTTAGTTTGCCCCATACGAGTATTAATATAATCTGGTTTCTGTCCTACAGGGTAGTAAATAACTGAATTACCATTTTTACTAGCTGCTTCTGCCATTTTCATATCAACTTTTAATCTTAATTCCTCTAGTTCCATCTTACGGTATTCGAGTAACATAGGATTCAAACCTTTAGATGTAGATAAGTTCTCTAGTCGTATAGTTTCAGCTTTAGCTAATCGTACACGTTGGTCGATAGCAATAGTAACTTCTTCCTGTTCAAGGCTAGCACGTTTAGCTAATTCTTCCGCTGTCTTAAGCTCAATACCCATTTCCATATCCTTAATCTCATTTGCCTTGTTGATATAAGTTTTTGGGTAAGTAACTTTGTTAATAGTCGCAGTGTACAACACTAGAGGTGTACTCTTAAAACGTGTTGAGATAATATCCTCAATAGTGTCATTAATATCTTTACGATTCTCTTGAAATGATTCTAAGGTATGAGGTGTAACTACTTCTACTAGAGTACGTCTTACTAAATCCTCTCCTAGCTTACTATAAATAAGTGTTAATGGTATTTTAAGCTCGTCACTACCTGTATTCACAGGTGTAATCATAGTAAACATACTATCAATAGTGTTTTCATCTTCTAAGTTTAATTGTGTCTTAACTAAAAGCTCAATACCTATTGTTTGGTTATCTGATAGTCTTATTGGTAGATTAAATGGTATAATCTCTACTGATTGGTCTAGTAATACAAGTTTTTTAGTGTACTTCCACGCCCAACCAATATCCCTTGTACCTGCTTGGTACGTTTCCTTACTTACCCCTGAGTTATCCACTACTTTACCTACAGTAGATACAGGAATTGTACGGTAGTCTGTACAGGCAGTTGCTAGTACTATTAGTAAACCTGTTGTAATCTTCTTAATTAAATTCATATTTATTCTCCTTTATTTTCTATTTGAATTGCTAACTCTTTTGACTTAGCCTGTTGTTCTTCTAATAATTTTCTTGTAGAATCTTTAGTAGTTATCTCCTCCTTTGGTTTGTTATTACTTAAGTAGGTATCTAAGGTGTGATTCTTAGATGGCCTACTTAAAAGGTTACGCTGTGTTTGTATAATATCTGATTTCTCTGTTAATGTAAAGAACTGTTTATAACTTAAACCTGACACTATTAGTGTACCTATTAAGAAGTAACTCCAAGAGTATTTAATTACTTCTCGTTTCTTAAGTTGGTAGTATACTATAGCTAGTACTAATATGTAAACTATAAATTTAATAGTATTTAATATTTCAAATTGCATTATTTACTTCCCTCCATAATATTTATCTCGCCAATCATCAGGTAGCTTATCTATAATATAATCTGTAGTATTACCTCTAAATAAGTTTTCTTCACTAATTCGTCTTCTACATAAACCCTTAACAACTTCCCCATTATCCTTACGCCACCATTTAAACTGTTCAGCACAACCCTCGAAGTTACCCCAATTTAGTTCTTTCAGTAGTGTAGAGTCTTCAAAGTTACTCATACCAATATTGTAAGCTAAACTAACTAAAGCTGCTTCCTCATAGTCTGTGATTGGAACATTAACTAATTCTAGTACACCTTCAGTGAAATACTTTAAGTCTTCCTCAAACTCTTTATCAGCTTGTTCTTGAGTAATAGTATCACATATCTTGACCATAGAGCCATCTGAGTAATATGCATTACCCCAACCCACGGTAGCTACCCCTCCACCATCTAAGTATGCTTGTAGTCTACACTGTTCAAAGTAGTGTAGTATGTCTGTTTTGTAGTTGCTCATTTTATACCCTATTAGTAATTTAACATTGTCTTATTTGAGTTATTATATCAAGTATATAATTTGGTGTTGTATTCTTAATTTCCTGCTCAATCTCGTACTTTAAGCTATCCCAACTTTCACTTATCTCTGAGTTCCCACACTCACCTAACTCCCTACGTAAGTCGTGTTGTTGTTTTAAGTGTTTTAATATTATATCTACTTCAATTTTCATCTTTTACCTCCTTTATAACCTTCTAATTCATTTCCAGTTAGTATTTCAATAGTATTATTATCTTTATCTTTCATAGTAGCTGAAAACCTAGTATTCATTTTACCTTTTAGTATTAGCATTTCACCGAGAGCAACCAAGTTATCAGGCTCCCCTAAGATTACTACCGATGTATTATCCTTCCTGTAGATGTAAGGTATGCTCATATTATATATCCCATACTGGTTGATAATCTTTGTTACTGTTAATATCTTCTTTAGTAAGTACTAGTACAGCTCCATTTGAAAACTTATATTTAATACCCCCACAACCTTCTGAGGGGGCTTTATACTCCGTACCTTTATTATTTAGCCTAATACCTTCTATAATTTTAAACATACTATTATGTTCTATAAATAGCCTCATATTATATGTCATTAGTGACCTCCTATTTAATTATTGTTAATATTTCAACACTCAAACTAATTCTGTACCAAGTGTAACATAAAACTCCACACCATACAACATATAAAAACTTATTTACTGTATTAGTTTTAGTACATATAAATGTGATAAATGTAGCTATTGTTATTACTAGTAGTATTAGTATAATAACTGAGTACCATAGTTCCAATGTAGCACCTCCTTAGTCATTCTCTTCTCCTAGTGAACCCTCTAAGAATAATAGTACTTGTTCAATATCATCAGTCCACAACACATCATCGTGACCATGTACTAAGTATTTAGCTTGTGCAAATTCGTCATCTGATGAATATATTTCAACATCTAGTAGTCTAATCATATTTAGTCCTCTATTAACTTAAATTCTACTTTGTGTTTAAAGAAATCCCCATCACCACTTGCATGTATTTCATACTTATCTCCTCGACAATTAACACCCTCTGCATACGTACCATCTAAATAAGTGATGTCTAGCATATTGTGATAATATAAGTAGTCATCCATTACACAAGTATTATCACTTAGTTGTTCATCTGTAGTCCAGTAAATAGTGTTCATAATTCCTCCCAACAATAAACTGTACGTTGTTTATGTTCACATTTAACCCAAGGGTAGAGGTTAATACACTCTGATAGGCTTTTATATATTAAATCACAAGGGTAACTCATCATCCAAAAACCTACGTATTCAGTAGGAACTACTATGTCTTCACCTTCTTCGTCCCAATATGTACTTCCTTCTACTACCTCAAATACATATTTAGTCTGTGATACGCCTTTTCTGTTTTCTACATGAAATTCTTCTACTTCTTGGGCTACTTGATTCAATATGCCTACTTCTTCTTCATTAAAATCTCTACTCATAATTCCTCCTCTTGTGGTTGCTTTAAATCTAACATTAACTCTTCAAATGACATATCACTAGATTCATCAGGTTTTACTAGTTTTAGGTCACTTTCTGCTGACCAGAGGTATCCAGTATAGTTACACGTACTAACTATATCCGTCCTATATGCAGGTTTTCGTCCTGTCTCCCTTAGAACTAAGTCACGTCCGTAATCGCTTACAATAAATCTGTAACCCTCATTACCACGGTAACTCTTAGTTATTTCAACTAAGTCACCTCTTTTAAATTTTCTCATAGTCCCTCCAATTGTGTTCCAACTTTAATCATGTGTTCTACATTATACTTGTTCTCTGTTAGTCATGCAAGCATTATTTAAAATTTAACATCGCCATCAGGGCAGCTACTCCAAAGTTTAAAGCTTTCATATTCATCTTTTAAGTACTCTAAATCTTGGTGGATAGTTTTAATAGTTTTGATTTTATCAACACTGTTTTATTGAGTGGCATTATACTCTCCTAGTTTGTAAGTGGACATACTATAGCATACTATAAAAATAGCCGCAATTAAAGGGCAATACCATTCTAATGAATAGGGTTCATTTAAAAATACTAATAACGAGCATAGTAAACTCAATAATGACATCTGTAAACTTTGCTTATTACAACTAGATTCTAGTAGTTTAATTATTTCCGAATACTCTACAGTACCTATGTTCATACACACACCCAATCCTATATTAATTTCCATTTAAAGCCTCCTAAGAAGCTCTCTAATCAACTTTCTTACTATAACCTAAGCTACCCTACTAAGTAACTATTTAAACCTCTTAAAATGCTTCCTAGAGCCTCTTAGCATATTAATCACAATTCATATTAAAGTCTATTGGTAAATTATCAATTGGATTATTAGTACTACACATTTCAACATCTTCATTTTGAACATAGATGTAAGCTTCCTCAAAGGAATACCCTGCATCTTGCAACATAAGAATCTTATTACCACGTAAACCTAGTTCTTGCATGTTTGCACCTCTTTGTGTATTACAATCCAGTTATCATCAGGAAACTTCTTATTTAGTTTGGCTACTAGGGTTTTACACTTGTTTTCAATCCTATTGTCTTCTAGCCCATAAGATGAATTAACATTATCATTAACAACCATCAGACTATCTTTAGTGCTAAGGTTTTCTATGAAGTATGGCATGTTTGTGTTTCTCCTACAATAGTTTTAACATTTTCTATTAAATCATGTACTGTAAAGTAAGGTGAAGATATTCTGTCGTCCAACATGTGTAGCCCTACTTGTAACTCATACTCTAAGGACATTAAGATTTCAATATCGTCAATTGAGTCACAATGCAGATCAGTACGCAGGTTCATATATTTTTGAATACCGCCATTAGGCATACCTAAATGCTCTACTAAGGTATCTAATACTAGTTTTTCAATACTCATAATAACTAACTCATCACCACTTACACCATGACATAATCTGTGTTCACCCCATTTTACTTCCAAGTTATTTGTTGTGTTCATAATTAAGACTCTCCTACTGTAACCAAATGTACTTCCAAACTTTTAATATATTGGTTATTCCACGTTCTCTTAAGAATCTTAATAACTTTAGATACTTCTAAGTGTTTACAGTGGTAATACTCTGTGTAGTTACCATCGTTTTCTGTAAAAGGTTCTAAATAAATGGTATCACCTTTAGCTACGTTCATATCTAATAAGTTATTACACAAACTATACTCACTAGTCTCAAGTATTACATCATTATCTATTAGTACTTTATTCATATCCCCTACTCCTGTGTCAACACAATTTGTTCACCTCTCTCAAGGATACGGACTTCAACCTGCCCTGCTGATTGAGAGCCAGACCATGTATCTCCATCATTTAAGCAGACTACAGTATCCTCCGATCTCATTACATACTCGCCAACATAGATACCTTCAGTAATTACTGCTAAGTCACCTACTTCCATATCTTTAAAGTACTTAGGTTGTTCTTGTTTAGTTGTTGTCATTAATTCTACTTTAGCCATTTGTTATTCTCCTTAAATTTATTTAGTAAGTGAAGTATACACAGGTTGGTTATCTAATGCAAGCTTTATTTTCAATATTTAGGTAAATAATTTAATTTGGGATAACAGTAGCAAACTAAAGTTACTAATTAGGTAGCCACTAGAGATTGCATACTAAAGATAAGAGACAACCAACCAGTAAGATAAACAGATTAAGAGATAGCATGTAAGTGAGTAAGAGATGCTACTCTGTATCCCTTATCTTATATTAAGATAATAGTCTCTTTTATTATCTTAATTATCTTTATCTTCTTTTTCTCGCTATATGCTCGTCTGTTTAGTTTCTTTAGTCTTTTAACTTAGTTAGTATAACTAGTTAGTAACTATAGTGATCACTTAGGTAGCTACTATAGTTACTAATCTATTATAGTCTTTAAAGTATCTTCTTTAATATACTTGTCGATTATCAACAACACGGACATTCTAAAGGGCTACAGAAGGATTGTCCTCTACAGACCGCATTCCTATGTTAATATTTAGAGCTTACCGAGATGTCGATTATCAACAAGACGGTGAATAAGTAATTATCTATGTTTAATCTTAAAGTATTTACATGTATTTTATGTTTATGTATTGACATATGTAAACTACTCAGGTATACTTAAGTTAAGATATGAAACAAATTAATTTAAGGAGTCTACATGAGATGTAGAGCATGTAATGTAAAACTAGATGCCATAGAGATGTCTAGAGATGAAGAATATAATGGTATGTGTAGAAGTTGTGTTGGTAAAAGTGACCCACCTTTTGTGTATACTAGAGATAGAGAATATGAACACCAGAATGTTACTGAAAGTATTTCATTAATAACCTTAAATGGGATAAATACAAATTTAGATTGACATTATTAGTAAGATGATATACTATCTGTTGTATGGCGTTTCTAAAGCATAATAACAATCTCCATTATCTTCGCCTAAAGCTATCTGCTTCATTCCTCCTCGAAGCATTCCCAAAGCTAGTCGCCATGTACAGACTTAAAGCACACTACTGAATTTCTCCTCCTTAGACGGTAGTGTGCTTATTTTTATTCAGAGGTATCAGTATGAAAGCTTTATTAGGTAAACTAGGTTCTTTAATTAAGAAGGATAAACTAGGTAAGCAAGGTCTTAAAGAGTTTATAGTTAGTGGTGATTCAAGTAAGATTATTACTTTAGAGTCTGGAAAGAGATATAAAATTTACACTAAAACTTAGTGTATAATTAATAATAAACTAGGTACGACTTACCTAAATGCTACGAGAACATAATGATTCCTAGTCTTAGGGCTAGTTTATTATTAATTATAATTCAATAAACTCCTAGGTAACATCAATGGCTGATTATAACACACAAGAACAATTTAACTTTGGTTCTAGAGTTGACACTAGAGGTATAACCACTGATGGTGAAGTAACTTTAGAATCTTATACAGGAGTCTCATGGGTAGTTGCAGATGTACTACCAACTGGCTCTTATGAAATCTTCACAAGAAATAAACAACTGAGGATTACGCCAACCACTACTGCCAACTACCGTATAGACGAGGCTGATTAATATGAGCTTAATAAGAGGTAATGGTGGTTCTAGTCGCAGTGATGACTCTATCATAGAGTTACTACAAAGTCCTCTAGATGATAAACAAGATACTATAAGCTCTAGTAGTAGATTAAATGCTAACTTAATAGGTACTGGTGTTATATCTAATACTGAGTTCTCTCACTTAAACAGTATAGATTCTAATATACAAGACCAGATAGACGACTTAGAGGATGATATCTCGTCCACCACAGTTAAAGAAAACACTAGTAGTAAGATAATGGTGTATCCCTCTACTAACCCTTATTGGGCTTTTACTACAGTGAGTGTGGGGAATTATACTGTAAAGTTCACACTAAGAGATGGAAACCTTGAAGCACAAAATACGGGCAGCAGTAACGTATACCTAGCATTAGAAAGAGAATACATATCTAGTGCATCAAGTAGTTATGGTACTCTGTCAAGCCAAGCTAGTAGGTTTAAATTAGACACTACAGCAACTTCAGCCACTACCTTAACAGACTTCAATACGTCAAGCTATGTTAAACTTAACATTATTATCAGTGCGTATGGCGGGACTTACAAGACACCTATATTATGTAAATTTACTGCTACTAGACACGATAGCTCCGATATATTGTGCATACTTGAGTCCTACACGCTTAAAGGTTAACCCTGATGTCTTACACCATACACTTAAAACCTGAAATACACACTTTAAGAGTTTATGAAGAAGGCTTATCCTATAAAGATAAATCAGTCCCTCTAGTATCCGCAACACTCCACTATATCTCAGATGAGGATATCTATTTGTGTAACTTAGTTGGTACTTTGACTAGGAAACTATTAAGAGATATCTTAACCTCTTTAGTTATGTCTGGTTATAAACGTATCAAATATGAGAGATATGGCGAACTTATAGAATACGATTTACAATACCTACTAAGGCAACAAAATGACTAATATTTACAAACTCTATGGCAACCCACTAGATATCTCATTAGGGCGTGTCTTAGGTGTTACTCCTAGCACTACTACAGGTTACAATGGAGATATAGACAGTAATGCTATCGAAACTATATGGCCTCATGGAGGTTTGTATACCCCCTTAACTACTGCTGAGAATGTTTACATAGTTTCCACCAGTACTAGCGATACTGTCAATTCTTTTACTGTAGAGGTGCTACAAGAAGATTATACAGCAGTTACACTGCAAGCTACACCTAACGGCAGAACCCCTGTCCTTCTACAAGGTGGTACTTACAAGCGGTTTAATAAGGCAATTAACGTATCAGGCACAGCCTCTCAAGGAACTGTGTACATCTATTCAGGTGAAGGTGGTGCAAGTAATGGTGTACCTAATGATACAGCTAAAATTATGGCAAGGATTGACTTAGGTAAAGAAATAAGTCAGAATGCAGTTTACACTGTACCTAAAGGTAAGGCACTTGTAGCTAATACAGTGAGAGCTTATATAGGTAAGAATAAAGATTGTGGTATATTCATTTATGTGTACACTAAAGACAATCCAGTGCCTTTTGAGCTTATAGAGTACCAGATGTATCAGAATATACTCCAAGATGATTTCTATGCACCACAACCTTATACAGAAGGGACTACCTTTGAGTTTAGAGCTAGTTCAGAGAATATGAATACAACACTAACCGTATCTGCGGCATCTTTATTAGTAGATGTTTAGTAGTACTGAAATAAAGGAAAACAATGGCTACAATACCTGATATCCCAATCTCACACACAGAATGGACTAACATAAACACTCTAAGTGGTATAGCGAATAACGTAGATATTGAGGTATCTAATAAGTCTACAGGACTATTGTTAATTCAAGTATCAGCGGCACAACCTAGTATAGACTCTAAAGACGGTAAGTTTATATCTTGTATCCCCCACACAACATCATCATGCTTAGTCACTAGTGAGACTGAGCCTAAATGGATGTTAGCAAGTACTAATGGTGCTTGTGTTAGTGTACAGGAGTTATAAATGCCTATACTAACAGCAACACAGGGAGGTAGTGGTAGTTCCCTAACAGTAAGTAATGACCACATATTCACAAGTAATGCTACAAGAGACTCATACTTTAGTAGTAACCCTACAGAGCTTGTAGAAGATTTATATGTAAGTAGTGGAGATACCCTACAAAAGTATAAGGATGGCAATTGGGTAGATTCTAGTGCGTTAATAAAAGGTAGTACAGGCGAACAAGGTGCTTCTGTGGAGGCAGAATATTCAGCTAATAAAACTGATTGGCACACTCTAGCAGATATAACTACTGATAAGTATATAAGACTAACAAATGATAGTGGAGCAACCTACACAGATGCTTTTACTTTAGTTGGTGTAGATGGTACTGATGGTTATAACTTGATAATACAATACAGTGTTGATGGTGATAATGGTTGGCACACTACAAGAACTACAGAAGATGTATACTGGAGATGGTCAATAGATGGTGGTGCTACTTTCTCAGATGATTTCGTAAGGTACTCCGCATCTCAAGGTGTAGATAATGCTACTGTGAATGAAGTAGGAGTAGTTAAAGTAGATGGATCCACTATAACAGTATCCCCTGATGGTACTATCTCTTCTACAGTAGGTGCAGCAACTAAAGCTGTAGTAGACTCCGAAGCAGCTATGTTATCCTTACCTACTATTTCTAACCTTTACATTGTAACAAGGTCAGACCTAGAAGTAATATACTACCTCAATGCTAACCTAGATAGCAGTGTACTTAGTAACTGGGTGATAGGTGCTTCCATAGCTAACACAGTGGCTAGTTTTAATGGTAGGTTAGGTGATGTAGTACCTGAACAAGGTGATTATGTACTAGAAGACTTAGTATCTACCGATATGTCTAGTAGTGATACTTATAACTTAGAAGTGGAAGGGAATTCCTTATACATTAATAATGTTAGCCAAGGTATACGTTTGAAGCTAGCTAAGTCATCCGAAGTACAAGTAGTTGATGATAGAATATCAAGTTTAGATACAGGACAAGATGTTTCAACTGTACTAGGTCTTCAAGAAGAGTTAGATGCTAAAACTAATACTACAGACTTTGATGTATTAAGTGGTGAAGTGGGCAATAAAGCTGACACAACTGATGTAGCACTCTCTAGTAATAATAACTACTACAGTAGAGATTTAGGTGCATACAGGGAGATGTGGGGTAAATTTAGGTCTGCTGTGGATGAAGACGAATTTGTAAGCTTCCCCTATGGACTAAGAATGGCTAATACAGGTTACTCTTTAACGTGGGCTGCTGCTAATGTTAGTGTAGGTGGTAATATGACTAGTGCAGGTAGTCCTACTAAAACTACATCAGGTTTCTACTTTAATAGGGATAACGATGTTAATGACTACATGGATGTTGAATGGCGAGTTATTGGTTATAAACCTTAAATAAGTGTTGACAACATCTAATTCTACAGGTATACTCTATATTATGAAGTAAGGGTTATCAATACTTAGTATAAAAAATTCTCCTTATGGATTTATAAGGATAGTGGTTTACATCGTATATGTTGTGATGTACTATTACCTAGTCTTAGTCAGACACCTATCCTTGTGATAATTAAGAATCTGCTGAATACAGATTCACTATGATTATCAATAGCGTCAACTATTGATAATCGCCTTACTTCTACAAAACCCTTTCTAAAAAAAAACTAAGAAGTTATTTCAAGGTTGTTAGTAATAGCAGCCTTTATAATAATTTACTTTAAGGAGAGTAAAATGGCATTTGAAAAGAATCAAGCAGCTAACCCCACAGGTGAACATAAACCTGCAAGCAAACATATAGCCACAGCTCATAAGAAAGTAAGAGCTAAAGGTAAACAACATCTTCCTGATGCAGTAGATAATCTAATTAACGCTGTATTAGACCCCAAGAATGAATTAACACTTCCTCAGAAAGTATCAGCTAGTAAAGACTTAATTAAGTTAGTCTTTGAGGCAGAGAAATACTTAGAGCGAGCACAAGGTATTGGTGGTAAGAATACTAAGGGGCAAGAGAGTGTTGAGGAAGAGGATGAAAAAGATTTCATGCCTGTTATTAAGATGACGGCAGATTAGTTAAATAACATTAGGGTATACCCCTTAAGGAGGTGTAGGTTGAGTAATAAAGTTGTTATCCAACCACAGTGACAAAGAGGGTCACAAGAGTTAGCATTTAATATAACTAACAAAGGTGTTGATGTAGTAATATATGGAGGCGCAGCAGGATCGGGAAAAGCACTAAAACATGGAATGCCAGTTCTAACTAGTAATGGTTGGGTCAACATAGAAGATATTTCTGTAGGAGATTCTGTGGTAGGTTCTAAGGGCAATATAGAAGATGTTCTAGCTGTATACCCACAACCTAAAAAAGATATATATAAGGTCACTTTTCAAGATGGTGGTGATGTAGAGGTTTGTGGTGAACATTTATGGACTATTACTATCGCAGGATATGGACAAAAGAACCGTAAAACTATAGACACTTTAAAACTAAAGAGTATACTAGATAAAGAATATGGTAAACCGAAAGGTTCTCGTAGACGTTACCCCTTAATTGACCTACCCAGTAACTTAGAATACTCTCAAGATAAAGAGCATAAACTACACCCATACTTAGTGGGCTGTCTATTAGGCGATGGCTCTATCAATAAAGAAGTGGCTATCACATCTGCCGATGAAGAACTTATTGAGAGGTTGAGGTCATTAGGTTATAAAGTAAATAAGAGGTCTTCTAAGTATGCATACGGTATACACAATATAAAAGATGAACTTATTTCATTAGGATTATTTGGACATCAATCTTACACAAAGAGTATCCCAGACGAGTATCTGAACAGCACTTATCTTAATAGGCTTGAATTACTAAGAGGTCTTATGGATACAGATGGTTGTGCTAATCTAGATACATCTCTAGAGTTTTGTACAGTCTCTACCCAGTTAGCTAAAGACATGCAATACCTTATTAGAAGTCTAGGTGGTACTGCAACTATAACTGAGAAGAAAACACCGTCTCCTTTTGGAAAAGCCTATACACTATATATAAGATATCCGAATGGTTCCGATATATTTCACTTAACTCGTAAGAAAGAAAGATGTAAGGTTAAGAAGATTAAAAATAGAGTTGTTAGTGTAGAGTTAGTAGGTAAAGACTATTCGACTTGTATTTCAATTACAGGAGAAGATAAACAGTTTATTACCAAAGACTTTATAGTAACTCACAACTCACATTTAATGTTAATGCATCCACTACAGCATGTACACGATGAGAACTTTAACGGTATATTCTTCCGTAGGGTTACTACTCAGTTAGTAGGTGCAGGTGGTCTATGGCCTGAAAGTCAGAAGATGTATAAACCATTTAAAACTAAAACAAGAAACAAACCTCAATACCAACATGAATTTCCTAGCGGATGTACCTTAACGTTTGCACATATGCAGCATGAGGATAACTGTGAGGATCATCAGGGTCTTCAGTATTCTTTTGTAGGCTTCGATGAGCTAACCCACTTCTCAGAGAGGCAATTTACTTACCTCTTATCCCGACTACGTTCAGAAGCAGATAGTGATTCTTATGCTTTCGCTTCGTGTAACCCAGATGCAGATTCTTGGGTTATAAATTGGATAGAGTGGTGGTTGTTGGACTCAGGATTACCTGATCCAGATAAGCAAGGTAAGGTAAGGTACTACATCATATTAGATGAGAAACCTGTCTTTAGAGATACGGCTGAACAGTTAATAGAAGATTTCCCTGATGCATGTAAGGTATGGAATCCTGTAGATGATAAGTACATTATAGTGCAACCTAAGTCCTTCACTTTCATAGCAGGAACTATCTTCGATAATCCTATACTAATTAAGAAAAACCCTAAATATCTAGCAGAGCTTAACTCTTTACCTAGAGTAGAACGTTCAAGACTACTAGAAGGTAACTGGTATGCTAGGGCAGAGGGGAGTAACTACTGGAATAGAGATTGGTGTGAGAATGTACCTTATCCTAACTTCAAGACTACTAAATGTCGTGCATGGGATAAAGGAGCCAGTGTACCGAGTGAGAAAAATAGATATGTCGATCCCACTGCCTCTATAAGAATGGAGAAAGGTGAGAATGGTATTTATTATATCATAGGGGATTTTATACCAGAAGGTAAAGATGAGAAATCAGATATTTATGGTAAGTTCTGTAGGTTAGCAGGGGAACGAGACACTATTATACTCAACCAAGCTGAAGCTGATGGTGAAGAAGTTCCTGTAATACTACCTAAAGATGTTGGTCAAGCAGGTATAGTTGAGTTCCAAGAGTCAGCTAAGAAGTTGTTATCAGAAGGTTATATAGTACGTGCAGATGCAATGCCTACTAATAAATCCAAGTTAACTAAGTTTTCTCCTTTTGCAGCAGCTTGTCAAGCAGGTCTTGTACGAATAGTTGAAGACTCATTCCCCAATAAAGCTACACTAGATGCTTTCTACAAAGAACTAGAGTCCTTTGATGGTGAACGCTCTACAGCACACAGGAAAGACGATTGGCCTGATGCATGTGCCACAGCATTCAACTACCTCTGTAAAGAACGTGTAATTAAGATAGTCCCTCGTAATCAAAATAATGATCCTACACTAGCTAAGTCTGTGTTAGATAGTATGAATATATAAGGAAATAAAAGTGTATACAACAATTAAAGATAATAAAGCTACAATCCGATGCAATAACCCTACAGCACATAACTTAAAGCAATTTTGGACTGAGGTTCAAGAATGTTTAGATGATGGCTTTAGGTATGCTAGAGAACAAACTACATTACTTAGTGAGGCTCCTATAGCTACTTCGCTTATTAGAGTTACATTATTTAAGGAACCTGAAAAGGAGAATATCAAACCTACTCCCGAAAAGGAACCTGTAGTGTCTCAACCTAAAGCAACCACTAAGAAAGCAACAGCTAAGAAACCTGCTGCTAAAAAGTAGGATACTAAATGTCTACAGAAACAACTAATGAGGTTCTAAATGAGCCTCTTCAAAAAGCTGAATCGTACAAACCAGTACCCAAACCTTTTGGTAATGAAAGAGGTCAACCCCATTTATTATTACAATCAGGGTTCATACAAGATGCTAAGAAAAGCGACTTACGTATACCTAATAGGTTATGTACTTTCGATAGAATGCTGACAGATGATGCTGTATTTAACTCTGTAGACAATACTAATCTACATGTAGTTAATGCACTAGCTAACGGTGCAGCAGAAGGTAAGACAGTTAAAGGTAAAATAGCGGCTGACTTTATCAATTACAACTTACATAATATGAGTTACGGTACTTGGCGTGATGCTGTGCAGAATGCAGCTACCGACTTAGTATATGGTTTCGCTATCCTTAATATTGTAACTGAGGTTAGAACCTACGGTAAATATAAAGGTAACACTGTACTACGTAAGCTAAGTCCTAGAGACCAGAAGAGTATTAGTGGTTGGGTATTTGATAAGTATAATCGTGAGTTGCAAGGTATTGTCCAGAAGCCTCTTGTAGAAAGAGGTAAGTTTAGTAATACGGCTAAGTACAATGGTTATATTAACTCTTATACACATCAACAGCAAGCTTTAGACTACACGTATATGAAGCGTGATAATGTATTGTTATTCTCGTTTAACGCTACTAATAGCAACCCTCAAGGTGATAGCCCTTTGATGCATTGTTACGATGCTTGGGCTGAAAAGAAAGTTGTAGAGAAGCTTGAGATGATTGGTATCTCTAAAGACTTAGGTGGTGTAGTTGTTATTAAAGTACCACAGAAGTTAATAGAACAAGCTAATCAACCTAGTATTTATCCTGATGCAGCTTTAGCTTATAGTCAATTACAAGATGATGTAGCTCGTATACAGAATGGTGAGTCTACTTACATAGTTCAAGTATCCGATGTAGACGAAGTTACTAAAGCACCTCTGTATGATTTTAAGATGCAAGGTATTGAAGGTAGTGGGGGTAAGCAGTATAAAACCTCTGATGTTATCGACCAGAAACGTAAATCTATTTATAACACGTTTGGTGCAGGGCACCTACTTTTAGGTCAAGATAGTGTTGGTAGTTACTCAATGTCAACCAATGCTATCAGCACTCACGGCTACTACGTAGAACGTTCAGTACAACAGAAAGTTGATGTTATTAATAGTCAACTAATACCTCGTTTATTAGCAGCTAACAATATCTACTTAGACTACGAAGATATGCCTAAGTTTGTAGCAGCAGACCCAACAGAATACTCTCATGATGAACTTAGTAAAGTCACACAACGTATGAAGTCAGTAGGTGGTTTAACTCCTAATGCTTTAGAGTACTTGTATAAGAAAGCTAAGTTACCAACAGAAGGTATTGAGGACTTAAACTTCGATGATGGTGATACATCTAGAGGTGGAGAGTCTCAAGGTAGTTCTGGCACAGGCTCTACTCAATCAGGCGGCTCTAATAGTGCTACTAATGTTGAGAATAAGGGTTTATTCAAGACTGATGAATTCGGTACAACAATTTTTGACGATAAGGAAGAGGATGACAGCTCTAATTAAGAACACAAATAATGATAAACGAGAGCTTCTATTTAAAGCCTTACGTAATCATACTAAAGATAACTACAATGGTGACTACACCTACCTCATAGACTTTGATGATATTTATGCTTACTTTGACAGAGAGAGTTATCATGAAGGTAAGCATTCTAACTTAACTTATAAAATATCTTACTCTATAACAGACATAGTTAATGTAAGCTTCTCAGGTGAAGCTCAGAGAGTTGAAAGACTTACAGAGTACAAAGACACTAATATAGATGAAGAGGTGTCTAAAGGCTTCCTAGATAGCGTTATCAAAGGTTTGGATAAACACTTCGGAGGTTCTACTAAGGACTCCTTAGCAGTTATCAAACAATTCAATGATGAAGAGATGATAGCTGTAGAAGCTCTCTATATAACCCCTGATACAGTAGACTTACATGGGGATACAATAGATTTAGAAGAGACACATAACTTAGTCAAGAGCTTCAATGAAGCTAACCAAGATGGTACTTTACAATCATCTTTATTCCACGGACATAAATCACAAGCATTTAAAGTAAACAAAGCTTGGGTTAATCCTTATGAATGTATGATTGGTGAATCTTTAGTACCTGAAGGACAGCCTCTATGTGAAATCCAGTTCTCTAATAAGAAAGCTTGGGAGTTACGTAAGAGTGGTAAGTTAATGGGTTTATCAATAGGAGCACAAGCTTCTGATGTAGAGGAATTATAATGTCTGAGTTATCAGAAATACAAACAGAGCCAAAAGCTAAACGAAAGCTTAAAGGTGTTAACTTCCAATTCAAAGGAGCACATATAGCTTATACAAGTGCTTCAGATGGGGGAGCCGCTTCAGATTTAAATGAAGCTATACTTTTTAAGTCAGAGAATTTAAATAAAGCATTAACACAATCTCAGAAGGATATTCTAGAAGAGATTGGAGAAGAATTTACTCCGTTAGATAAAAGTCTAACAGTAGATACCCACACCCCATCTTCCGCTACGGTTGACTCAGGGGAAGATAACCAAAACGATAAAGGAAATGACATCATGGCAGATAATGCTGAGATTTTGAAAAAACTAGAACAACTAGAACAAGACAATAAAATTCTTAAAGCTGAAAAAGCTATCGCAGCTTATGAGTTTGATTCTGAATTAAGTGTAGGTGTTGCTTCTGCAATTGCTAACTTAGACGAAGCACAAGTAGCTTTCATCACTAAAGCTTTTGACGGCTTAATAGCAGATAAAGTCGAAGCTGTTACTAAAGCTAAAGAAGCTGTAGTGATGACAGAAGAAACTGAATTATCTAAGTCATTAGGTAAAGAGCAAGGTAATGATTCTGTAGAAGAAGAAGTTGCTGAACTAACAATGGCTGAGCAAATTATCAAAAGCCGTAATGAAATCGAAAACAAAGGAGCTAAATAATGCCAGTAGTAGAAACTAGCCGTAAACAATTATCAGAAGTCGTTAAAGGCTTAAACCAGTTCACTAACAGTGCAGGCACTAACTACTGTTATGCTGTAGTAGATGTTAAAGGCTCTACAACAATTGAGCCTATTGGTACTCCTGTTGTATGGGATGATACTGATGCTTTTGAACCATTAGACGCACAAACTATCGCTAGTGTAGGTGATTCAGTATTACCTAACGGTGCTAAAGTAGCTCTTACTGTAGGTACGTTACAATCTGGTGTTGGTACTAACCGTGCTGATGTGGATTTAACTGCCACCGCTACTAAAATGATTGTACTTTATCGTACAGCAGAAGTAGATAAAGGTGGTATCGAGGTAGGTACTATTACAGAACCTAACTTAGCTTTATTCTTAACAGAATTAGAGAAACAAGGTGTAGCGGTTTACGATGCTGCAACTAATGTAATCCCATCTTACGTAAAAGCTTAATTTAAAGGAATTTAGAATATAATGAAAATTACAGAAACAGTCTTAGACAAGGCACTAGGTCAATCGTTATCAGGCGGCTTTCACTTAACAGATATTACAGCAGGTACTCAACGTACTTACGTAAAACCTCGTTTACTTACAGCGATGTTTGGTACAGAGTTGACAAATGAGTACTTAACTACTACTAACTTTAAGTATGACGAGACTACAAGCTCCGTAGCATTACCTGATGGTAAACAGTATCAAGATTTAGGCTCTAACCTAACTAAAGACCGAGCTAAAGCTTTCCACTACGATGTACCTAGTTTTGGTTTACAGTTTAATGCTGCACCTCAAGATGTGTCAGGCCGCCGTAAGCCTAACTCAATGGAGGCACTAGAGACTTCTGATGTGTTAGCAGAAATGACTATCAAAGCCGAAGCTTCATGGTCTAACTTTGATGAGCTAGGTCTAGCACAGTTAATTACTACTGACACTAACATTGTTCGTGGCTCAGGTGCAGAAGAGTATAACTTCTACACAGACCAAGTAGGTACTACACGTCCCGCAGCTATCGATATGAATTTAGGTACAGCAGCAGACTTTACAACTACTATACAAGCTTTTATGAAGCAACGTAAGTTAAATGCACAAGAGATTGCCCGTGGTGGTGAGAGTGCTACAGCACAAGTAGTTATTTGTGGTGATAACTTCTTCAACAAACGTTATGCACAAGAAGTACAAGAGACTCTAGCTCGTCCTATGCGTTCTGCTGTTGATTTAGCTTCTATGGCTATCCCAACTACTTCTGATGGTAATTTCAACTACGATAACTTTAAATCACATGATGGTTTATGGTATATCAACTATGGTGCTGATATTATCGCAGGTACTAACTTAATTGGTGATAACGATGCTTATATCGTACCAGTTGGTTTAGCTAATGGTTTAGGTAAGAAGTATTCACCTGCTCAAACTATGGGTAACGTTAATACTCAAGCATTTAGTAAGTATGCTAGCTACTGGACAGATGACCGTACTGGTGTAACTGTTGCAGAGGAATCTAACGTATTATTCTTCAATGGTAATCCACGAGCTATTACTCACTTAACTACTACTACTTAGTACAAGATAGTTATTAGAGTTTATGAGGGGCTTCGCCCCTCTTTTTTATCGGAGTTAAGATGGCATTAACATCACCAGAAAATCAAAATAAGTTATTAAAGGATGTTATGTTCTGGCTACCAGAAAGTAATACTCTTGATGATGATGAAATACTAATACTCATAGGATTAACTATTAATCAAGTTGGAGATGACGATAGTAAGTATGCAGAGGTGGCGTGTAAATCATTAAAGCTGTGTGCTATTAAGAATCAATCAGCTTACTACGTAGATACTTCTAGTATTAAGAAAGAGAAAACAGGTGACGTTGAATTAGAACGTTTTGAAGGTAGTGGATCAGACCCTTGGAAAGAGTACATTAAGTCAGTTAATGATGAAATATGCCCTCTTCTTGGTTACAGCTTACCTACTAGTATTGGTCTCTTTGTTAACAGTAAACCAGTTGAAGTAGATACATCCTGTGGGTGTGGTACAGATTATACACTTTGAGGTTAGAATGAAAGTAACAATTTTAAAATCTTTCAAGTTCGCTAAAGTTGAATATAAAGCAGGACAAACAGCACCAAGTAAACGGTATCCTGAAGTCCCTTTCAATAGTATTCAATTAGGTGTACTTAAAGATTTAGGCAACATCAGTATTGTAGAAGAAGTTAAAGCAGTTAAAGTCTCTAAGGCTAAGGACTCTAAGTAATGGCTATCAGTGTTAAAGCTACCCTCCAAACTAATAAAGGTTTTAAAGAGCTTGCTAAGTTTAAGAAGGACTTTAACAATTTAGCCTCACAATGGGTACAAGTTGGTTTTGATGCTTCTCAAACTCATCATAAGAATGAACGTGGTAAACGAGAAGTAGTCAATATGGCTGAATTAGCTATATGGCTACACGAAGGTACAGAAGACGGACGTATACCTCCTAGACCATTCCTAGAAGGAACGCTACAGCAAATGGTAGATAGGTCTAAGAGTGCTAGGTTAAAACCTCTAGTTGCAGATTTGTATAAAGGTTTTGCTAAAGGTAAGAACTTAGATAAGCATACTAGTAGGTTCTTAGATAGACTAGGTGAAGTGTTGAGAGATGATGTTAAAGATAACTTCGGTATTGAAAACACCATTGGTCTAGAAGATAACGCCCCAACTACTATTAGAGACAAAGGCCGTAATGACCCACTCGTAGATACGTCTAAACTTAAAAACTCTATGTTAATTAAAACAAGTAAGTAGGTATTAATGCAATTATTAAATACAGATAGTTTCTTAATACTAAGAGCTTCTAGAGGCCATGAAGGTTATGACGATGGCAATGGAAACTGGGTAGGTGCTAATGATAGTACCAATCGTATTAAAGCCAAAGGTAGTATACAGCCTGTCACAGGTGATGACTTATCTAAGCTACCTGAGGCATTTAAGAATGTAGAAGCTTTAAAGGTTTATACTAAGTCTTGTGTACGTACAGTAGATGACAGTGAGAACCAAGAACCAGATATATTATTAATAGATGGTAAAAGGTTCCAAGTAGACGTAGTAGAGAAATGGAGACAGCTTTCCACTAATCATTATAAAGCTTATGTCAGGTTAGAGGAGAAACTTTAATGCTAGACTATGAACTTATGTATAAAGGCTTAATAGATACTACTAAAACTGTTGTAGGCCATAGATTAAGTACTACACCTTTAGCTACAGGTACTACTCCTTCTGTTAGTAAAGCACGTACAGGTAGACCTCAAGTAAATACGCCTTATATAACGATTGATTTAGGAGCCACAATACAACCTCTAGGGGAAACACTAGATAGTTACTTAGATTGTGATACAGGGCTTCCTACCTATGAAATACTATACGAGGTATTCTTTACTTGGCGTTGTTATGGAGAGAATGCTGAGTCAATACTACAAGAGTTTAGGTCTAGTTTAATAACACCTTACACTTTAAATAACATACTTAATACTACAGGTGGTTTAGCTGTTAGAAATAAGGGAACTGTTTCTTCTTCACCTAGCCTGTTATCTACTAGATATAGAGAAGGTAGCGTACTCAGATGTAGTTTTTACATAGTAGACAAAATAACCGACCCTTATCAACAAGGCGATTACTTAACCACTCTGAAAGGAGATGGTAAACTTATTACAGGGGTAAACGGTGATATACCAGTCCCTATTGATGTAACCAAACCATAACAACAACGAAAGGATATTATAATGGGACTACCCGTAATAATTAAAACAAACATTACAAAGAATACGAGTTCTGTACAACGTGCAGAGTTTAATATTCCTTTGTTCTTATATGATGCAGGAGACTCTAGCGCCCCTGATGTCGATTTTGGAGGTCGTGTAAGAGTCTATTCTACTTTAGATTCAGTATTAGATGACTTCGCACTTACAGAAGCCCCTTACTTAGCAGTAGCAGCATACCTTAGTCAAAACCCTGCTGTTAGTCAAGTAATTATAGGTCAGTATTATAGTGCAGGTACACCAGATGCTTCTTATACAGCAGCAGCAGTGGCTTGTAGTTTAGAGAATGATACTTGGTATCAAATAGGTATGGAAGACCACACTGAATCCGAAGTATTAACTATGGCGGCTTACGTAGAGGCTAAACAACGTTTATTCTTTACATCAAACAATGTAGCAGCTTCGGTAGATACTACTTACAATGCAGGTGCAGCAGTAGCAGGGGATATACTAGGCCAACTAGCAGACTCTAACTACGAACGTACAGCAGTATTGTGGCACCACGAAGCAGATACAGCGTTCCCTGAATGTGCATTTGCAGGGCGTAATTTACCATTTAGAGCAGGAACAGCTAACTGGGCGCACTTAGCATTAAGTGGTGTTGGTGCTTCTCAGAACGCATTAGGTAATGTACTTAATGATACTCAGATTACAAATTTAACAGCACGTAATGGTAACTTCATTTATTCTCAGCGTGGTCAGTTCCGTACATGGCAAGGTCAAGTTGTTAATGGTGAGTGGTTAGATATTGTTCGTGGAGTTGATGGTTTACGTGAAGACATTGATGCAACCCTATTAGAAATGTTAGATAATCAAGCAGGTAGCGGCATTAGGATGACAGATGCAGGTTTAGCTCAAATTGAGAACACTTTAGACTCTGTGTTAACACGTTGGGTAGACTACGGCTTTATTCAAGCTAACTACACAATCACAATGCCTAAAGCAATTGATATTCCTTTTGCAGACAAAGCAGCACGTATTATCCGAGATATTAAGTTTGAAGCATTCTTAGCAGGTTTTGTTAATGCAATCAATCCAATATCAGGTAATGTAACTTACGAAGTATCTTAAGGAGATATTATAAATGAGTGATATGATGAAAACGTACATGCTTGCTAATTGCCAGTTTGTATGGAATGGCATTGATATGTCAAGTGGTGTAGGTAGTGACTCAGTTCTGACAGCTACACGTACACATGACCTAATCACAACTAGTGGTAATGCTAGAGGTGATAATGCTAACTCTAAGAATATTAACAAGCATGCTACTATCGAGTTTACCTTGATGAAAAATAGTTCTGTTAATAAAGCCCTTATACTAGCTTATGTGGCACAAGAAAATATACAAGAAGATTACTGGAGTAATTTCACTGTAATTGACCCAAGCGACCCTATGCAAATGACAGCTATTAATTGTTGGTTTACTAAACTACCAGATATGACTAAGGCTAATGAAGCAGGTGAAGTTACATGGATGTTTGGTTGTCACCAGTTAGAGTTGATACCTACCTTAGATATCTAAGTAGTCAGGAGTCTATATGAGCTATATAAATAATTTTCTAGAGACATATAGACCTCAAGAGGTTTCTTTTGTTTTTAACGGATTAGACCTGACAACTGGACTAGACCCAACATCTCATGTAGTGGTACGTAGGAATACTAAAAAATATTCTTATGTACCTGATATAGGTGGTGAGGGTAGAGGTGCTAGATTATTAAATTCAGATAACAGTGCAACTATTACAGTAAAACTCTTTAGTACTTCACAGGTACATAAGTTCTTATACGAATTATATAAAGAAGATGATGGGACTAATCCTAATAGTATTAGTTCTTTTACTTTTAATGATGAACGTAATAATGGTATGGCTTATCAGAAAGCTACAAATGTATGGATATCTGACCAACAGGAAGTTGATTATAGTGATACAGTAGGTTCTATAGCATGGGAATTTACAGCTAGTGACTTACAACCTATATTTGTAGAGTAGTGTACTAGGAGTAGCTAGTTATAGTTACTCCTTTAATTTATAACAATTAAGGAGGTTCTATGAGTTTTGAACATAGACAGAAAACAACAGAGATTAATGGTAAGACTTACACATTGATTACATTTGGTGCTAAGAAGAGTTTTGGTGTAATCCCTCAGATTATAACAATGTTAGGTGAGAACTCTAGTGACTTTGGTGAAATGGCAATGTCTGTATTAGGACATAAAGATGGTTTAAAGTTGATAGAAACATTACTATCAGATATGTCTTGTGACGGCAGAGCTATTAATTCTTTTGACGACCATTTTGCAGAATACCGAGGTGATTTACTCCCATGTGTAGCCTTTAGCTTAGCGGAGAATGTACTGCCTTTTTTAGGAAGCGATTCACTAGCGAGCATGGCAACGATAGTGGAAACAGCAATGCAAGGCTTAACCAAGTAGTACGAAGGATTGATAAAGAATCATCATTATCTCCTTTTACTTCAATGGCAATGAGGGTAGCAACCTCTGGTAAGTTCAATGATAGCTATTTAGATATATGCCATGTTTGGACAGCAGAGGATTTATTCCAAGCTTTAGAAATGTTAGATATTATGTCTGAGGTTGAAAGAGCTTCTATGCCAGAATCAAACAACTAGGATATATAATGTCAGGATTTTCAATAGCAGACTTCTTTGCTCAGTTAAGTATAAAAGCTGATACTAAAGAAGTTAAGAAAATAGAAGACTCATTGAATAAGATTAATAAATCTTTGAAGATGATAGGAGTTACTAGTGTAGCTCAAGCTAAGAAAGTAGATACTGTTTTTAAAGGGGAAGCCTTACGTAGACAACACTTACAAGTGAAAGGTCTACATGATGAACTAGAAAAAATGGGTAGCTCTTTAGTTGGCTTTAAGAACAGACTAGTTGGTATCGATAAGCAATCTGAATTCGTTAAGATTAAGAATGACATTAAAGAAGCTAAACTAGAAGCTCAACGGTTTAAGAATGAACTTAAACTAAAGCATAACACTAATAGCATACTAGGTAAAGATAACATCTTTAAGAAGCCGGATGCTTTTAATGGTGCTAATGATAAAGGTAATAATGCTACTAGGATGTTCCAAGGAGGCGATGACTTCTGGGAAAGATCTGATAAAGGTAGACGTTTACTACATGACCTCAGTGAAGACCAAGTTGACCAATTAAGAGCATTAGCTGCCGAACAAGTTAAGATGAAGAAGTCGGTAACTGACGCTAATTTAGCTTTAAATACACAAGCTAAGAAGTTTAGGAAAATCAACGATACTATCCCTAAAGTTAATGCACAAATAACCTCATTAACTAGAGCACAGAATAGGCTAAAAGAATCAGCTAGGCAACTTGCATTATCAATGGTAGGTGCTTTCGCGGTATTCGAAGGTGTTAAGAGTATCAACAGAGTTGGTCAAGACTTTGAAGGTATGGAAGCTGCAATGTTGGCTTCTTCAGGTAGTTCTAAGTTAGCAGCTAAAGACTTAGCTTTTGTAGATGAACAAGCTGTACGATTAGGTTTAGACCTACGAGAGACCACAGATGCTTACTCTAAGTTGCAATTTGCAGCTAAAGGTAAAATGAGTAAAGGACAAACTAAAGAATTATTTACAGGTTTTAGTGAGTTTGCTACAGCCTTGAAAGTTAGTCCAGAACAACAGAAATCAGGGTTAAGAGCCTTGCAACAAATGCTCAATAAAACTACGGTTATGAGCGAAGAATTAAAACAACAACTCGCTTAATGTTGGGCGCTTAGGGTAGGAAACTCCCTTAGAAGAATCTATTTAATTGCTGGGACAACTTGTTAAGCTTAGTATACAATACTACATAGTGATATAGTAGCGACCTGTAAAAATTACTAGGATAGAGTTAATCAGCCTCCAATCTCCTTTAGAGGAGCAGGATCAACGACTAGAGGGCAACCTCGTACACTACAAGCTATTGGTAGTGGAAACAATAGACACCTAAACAAGTGATGTTGTAGGTGATGATATAGTCTATTCTTACATGAGAATGTAAGCAGTTCATAAGGTTACTACCTTTGAGAACGAGTAACTTAGTAGCGTAAGTTATTGAATGCTAAGGAACAAGTACCCGGAAGTATACAAATATTCGCCAACGCTTTAAATGTTTCTGAAAAAGAATTATTTAAAATGATGGAACAAGGTACAATAGTATCCTCAGAGGTACTACCTAAAGTAGCTAAAGAATTTGCCAAAGCCGCTAGAAGCGGTGGTGCATTAGCGGAAGCTTTGAATACAGTTAGGGTACAACAAGGTAGATTTCTAACAGATACACAGAAAGCACAGAATACTATATTCACTAATGGTTTTGGAGAGGGGCTAGCTTCTGCTTACAAAACATTAAGTCAAGTATTGAAAGACTTAGAACCAGTGTTGAAAGGTATAGGTCAAGGTTTTGGATTCTTATTCAGAACTTTAGCCGCAGGTATTAATATGATAACTGCACCTCTAAGATCTATAAAATTACTTACAGACTTACTAATAGACTTAGATGAAGTGTCTAATACTTTCGCAGAGAATACCGTACCTAGAATGGTAGCCGCAGGTGCTTTATTGTTAACTGCTTGGGGGAGAGTACTAGCTAAGTTTTTAGCAGTAAAAGCAGTACTAGAGGAATTAGTAGCTCTTAGTTCTAAGAATATAGTAGGCCAAGTAGAACGTGATATAGGAAGGGACATAGGTTTTGACTTAGGTGTAGGTGAAAGCACTAGGAGTGGTGATAACCCTTCTCTCAATAAAGAAGCCACTAGCTTTGATAATTACCTTCAATTTTATAACAGCGAAGATAGGTTTAGTGCTATGGATTGGTTAAAGGATAATGTACTAAATAGTATGGGTTCGGAGATAGTAATAAATCAACAACCTACTATAGATGAATACGGCAGTGTCCATATTGAGAATACTGTACAACGTTCTATAGTCAATGGTCAAGCTCAGAGGTAACAATGGCAACTAAACATATATTAACACTCGCTAATGGATTAATATTAGCTATTGATGCGACACAGGAGTTGACTGAAACTTTTAAATCCCAAGCTACAGATTTACCTACAGCTAATAGGGAATCTGTTTCAGACCATTTTATAAAGAAAAATCCTACTTTTAACTTTTCAGGAGTTATTAGTGGTGTTTATAATCCAAGGTCTCCTAGTCTAAATACATCATCTATCCTCTCCCAGAATTTTAGAAATGTAGTACAACAAGGTAATATACTTACTTTCTATTCTGGTGACAGATCTTTTGATAATTGTCATGTAGATTCTGTAGTCCTTAAAAGAGATGTAGAAGTTGGTAAACTAGGTTGGCGTATAGCAGTAACTCTAACTCAGATTAAGATAGCTACGGGAGGTAGCGAGTCTGTAGTAGCCGTTAACTCTAATGTAACTGACCAAGCTTCTGATAAAAAGAATGTAGGCTCTAGTAGTACAAAAGATGTCAACCCTATTATAGAGTTAGAAGGTTTTGGTGTCTTTGGTGGTAAGAATGCTTACGGGTCTATTAGCGGTACAGGTTAAGGATAATTAAATGGCAATAGAAATTAGAACACCACAATCTGCTTGGACTTCTCAACAACTTACTATAGGTGGTGTAACACTTAACTTTGAGCTACGTTGGATGACTAGGGAAGAGGTTTGGGTAGCGGATATATTTGATACTAATGGTAACTCAATACTAACAGGTATCGCCCTTACTATTAATCAATCTATAAACTTAAGTTACTATAGACCTCAATTACCAGAAGGAGACTTTTGGGTACTAAGGTTTGAAACTAAAGCTGATGATATTGATAGAGATAACTTAGGTACAGCCTTTAAGATTGTATTCCTCACAGAAGCGGAGAGTATTGATGCAGGTCTTAGGTAGAATATATGAGTTAGTTATTACTAATGCTACTAAGCAAACTGTGATTGAAGTCCCTGAGTTACTAGCACCCACTGATGACACAGAAACATTAGGTTCTTTTGGATTATCATTACTATCTCCAACTGAGTCACAAGGTATAAGTGTTTATAGTACTTCCCCTCCTGATTCTAGAACTATACCCTTAGCAGATAAAACTAAGAGTAGAGTTTGGAATGGAGATTTAAAGTTACGAGCAACTGTAGAAAAGAATAACACTAATAGTAACACTAATAATGTGGAAATAGAATTATATAACCCGTCTAAAGAAGATTTATCTTTTGTCACAACTAAAGCTGATAAACGTTATATCTCGTTAAGAGGTGGTTATAAAACACTTAAAGATGGTGCTTTAGTTGATGAGTTTGATGCATTGCCTGAGATATTCACAGGGGATGTTATTGACATACGTAGTGAGAGACAGGGTGTTAATCTTGTTATGACTGTCGTAGCTAAAGATAGTGCAGCCTCTATACGTAAAGGTACGGTTAGTAAAAACTTCCCTAAAGGTACAGATAAGAAGACAGCTATAGAAGATATTGTAGGTTCTTGGGATGGTATTATATTTACTAATAACTCTATTAGTCCAGAAGTAGAATTTACCTCAAGTAGTTTTACATCTTCATTTACTGCTTATGGGAACATAGGCTCTGTCTTAGATGAACTAACTAGAGATGAAGATATCGTATGGCATATAACTAACAACATATTCTACATGATAAGTAAATCAGAGCCTAAGCTAGCTAGACAGGTTACATTAAAACCTGAGAATATAATTAATGATATTAACAATATTCAACAATCTAACTTAAATGGTAAAACACCTCAAGGCTTAAAGTTTAGGACTTTCTTAGATGGCCTAATCAGTACCGACACTAAAATAGTCTTAAAAGACTTTGATACACTAGACCCCCAGAACCCCATAGATGGAGATTACAATGTTAGAACTATTAAACATGTTATGGATACACATGGAGTTCCTTGGTATACAGAGTGTACGGTGGAGGCTAGATAATGGCTTATGAATTTGACTTGTATGATATTACTAAGTCTCATGTGGATAAACTAACTGACCAATTGTATACATCATTACCTGCTACTGTAACGGCATATTATGCTAAAAAACAGGCCGTAGACGTTACAATAGATATTAGGCAACCAAGTACCTTAGATAGAGATGAAATGCCCTCTATGAGCCTTACAGAGGTTCCTGTAATCTTTCCTAGTGGGGGTAAAGGTATACTGAGCTTCCCCATCACGGCAGGAGATAAAGTGTTCTTATGCTTCTCTATGATGAGTCTTGATAAGTGGAAAGCTAATGGTGAAGGTGTATGTGGTGATAACCGTATGCACAGTAACAATGATGCGGTAGCTATAGCAGGTTTATTTAATTTAAGTAGTAACTTAGAACCTAACCCCGACGATGTAGAACTTAAGGCTTTTGGTTCAAAGGTTACATTAAAGAAATCAGGGGATATAGAAGTAGTACCTTCAGGTAAGACAATTATAGATAGTGACGTAGAGATAACAGGTAACTTAGCCGTAGCAGGTAATACTGAATCTGAGGGTACATTAAAAGGTAATGTGGTTACTGATACTTCTACCGGTAATAAAGTAGGTACTCATGTACATCCAACTAACGGTGCTCCACCAACAGCAGGTACATAATGGGCGATATATACTTAGATCCCTCAACAGGGGATATAGATTTTTCAACTAAGCAGCCAGTATTGATAACTGATAATGCAACTGCTGTTAGGCAGAGGTTACATATAAGACTAAACACTTTCCAAGGTGAGTGGTTCTATAACTCTGCTACAGGTGTTCCTTATTTCCAAGATATACTAGGTCAGCAGTTTGACCAAGACATAATAGATAACACAATGAGGCGAACAATAATAGAAACAGAAGGTGTAGTTGAATTAACTTCCTACGAACCTTCATTCTCACGTTTAGCCAGAACTTACAATATAACATTTACAGTAACTACCGAACAAGGTGATATTGTAACTGTAACTACTTAGGATAACTAATGGCAGGAGTAGACGAGAATGGCCTTACTATAAAGAGGCTTCCTGATATACTTAGTGAGTTCCAAGCAGCTATCAAAGCACAGTACGGGAATGATACTCCTGTAGATGCTAATAGTTTCTTCGGAATATTTAATACTATTTACGGAGCTAGTGATGCTGAGGTATGGGAATTACTACAAACTTTAAACAATCAGTTTAGTCCTAACACAGCTTATGACAAGTGGTTAGACGACATAGCGGCTTACCTAAAAATAACAAGGTTACAACCTACAGCGAGTAAGGGTGAGTTATCTTTATTTGGCAATAGTGGTACTGTAATACCTGTTGGTACGGAATTTAGTGATTTAAATGGCGCTGTGTACCAATCAACAACAGAAGGCATCTTAGATACGGGTACTTCTAGAACGCCTATTGCTATCGGAACTACAAATGGGACAGGGATTACAGGGGAATCCTCTACCTTATATACTATCACTATCAACGGTGATACTTACAATGCCCAAACTTACTGGCCTAATGTACAATTAGAAGATGTAGCTTTATCCTTTAAGAATTCTATAGGAGACCAACCTAATTATTATGTAGAGAGTTATACAGAACTTAATCCTGAATTTATTATAGGTGATAATCCTCCTGATGGAGGTAATAAAGGTACTATACTTAATATTATAAATAAGAATGCAGTAATCCCTATTACCATTACAACGGCAGTTACACAATCACCTATACCAGAACATTACCAGTTTTCTATAGCATCTATACTTAAAAGTAACACTATTTCAACTTTCAGTGACTTTATAGAAGTAGAAGCAACCTTAGTAGGGTCTATAGACACACCTGTTAATACTCTAACTGCTATTGAAACTCCTGTAGTTGGCTTAGATTCTGTGTACAATCAAAACTCTATGGTAATAGGTCGTGACTTAGAAACAGATGAAGAACTACGTGAAAGAATGAAGCAAGATGGGGCTATTAATAGTTACGCCACTGAACCTGCTATAAAAGCTAATCTTAGACAAGTAGAGGGCGTATCTTTTGTAGATATACAGGTTAATAAGAGTTATGTTACTGATACTGAAGGTAGACCTCCGAATAGCTATGAGTGTGTCGTTATAGGCGGTGACGAAGAAGATATTGCTAAGACTATATTAAATAGAGGTGCAGCAGGGATAGAGCCTCATGGTAACACCTCAGTTACTATAGATGACGATGATGGTAATCCACAAGTTATAAAGTTTTCTAGAGCAGTAGAAGAGTATATATGGTTGAAGTTGTATTACACTAAGAATACTGAGGAGGTTTTCCCTGACAATGGTACAGAACTTATGACTACCTCAGCATTAGAATACGGAGAAGACCTCAACATAGGAGCTGATGTAATACCTAAGAGGTTCTTCGGTAGTGTTTACAGCTCTACTACAGGTATAGAAGATCTAGTAATAAAAGTAGCTAAGTCGTCCGACCCAGTGGTAGAACCTGCTATAAGCGAATTTAGTGTAGAAAAAATAAGTATTCCTAGTGATAGTGTCTCTAGTTTTGCTGATTATAGGATAGAAGTGATAGAGGACTAATAATGACAAAACCGACTAAACATGCAGAGTGGGCGCTTTTAGATAACACAGGTGCAGTAGAAGGACTCCCTAATAAAGAAGAGCCTGCCATTAACTACAAGAATTATGGTCAAGATGAGTATCAGATACTCCCACGACAATACATAAATTATATCCTCAGACTTAATGACCAATGGAACAAATACTTTGAAGGTGAAATTGATACCCTTAATGATTTTAAAGATAAGAAAGGTTTTCTAGACGTTAGTGAAGTTTCTGTATTAACCCTTACAAAAGATTTATCTAATCGCTACTATATCTTTACAGGCACAGTAGTAACGCTAGGTAACGTAGTGTCTGTAGGTGGAGGTTCAGAAGAAATAGGTAGTACTATTAAAGTGAGAACTTCATCAGCCACTACAATATCTTTAGATGCAGGGGCTACATTAGTAGGATATTCAGGAAGCATACCTGCTGATAGGACAGCAACATTCACCATAGAAGATATACCTAGTGGTACAGGAACTCAGTGGTCTTGTAGCATAAGTGCAGGAGCTTAATAATGGATTTAGATTTCTTTTTTGAAGATGAAGAACAAACAATTTACAAAGTTAGACCTAACGATTACAAGATGCCAGAAGCAATACACGAAGTAGGTGAAGGTCTTATAAGCCTCCTAGAAGCCTCTGATAAGGTTTTTTCTTGTCGTATGTGGCAATGGTATGACATATACAAACAATGGCTTAAAAATGGTTCTGAGGGAGATATGTTTGAACAACCTACCTTACAGGAAGCTACTGTAGAATTATCAAACCACTTTAGACAGTTATTTAAAGCTGTACGTACTGACTTAGTTCAAAACTCTACTGTAGAGATCGATGGTAAGACTTATGATGCAGATGAAGATAGTCAGCGAAGATTAATGGCAGCTATACTTTCAGCAGTGGACGACGAAGAGACAACTGTGTGGGTGTTACATGATAATACCACTACGTATCTTAATAGACCACAACTTAAGTCAGTACTAAGAGCTTGTACGCTACAGATGTCTAGTATTTGGGTTCCAGAGGAGTAGTAGATGACACCTGTTATGGTTAACCATAAGCAACAAGGTTATAATAGATTGTTAGATATATTTAAAGATAGACCTAATATTAAATCTATGTTAGAAATATATCTAAAACAGAATGATGATTTAGAGAGTGCTATATTTCAATTATTAGACTCTAGGCATTTATCCGACCTAGAATCTGTAGTAGGAGAACAATTAGATACTATAGGTTCTATAGTAGGTCAAGAAAGGATGGGACAGTTAGACGAGGATTATAGGAAGTCTATTTTGTTTAAGATAGGGGTTAATAACTCACAAGCTACTCCTAAATACTTAACTACCCTACTTAAAGAAACTACAGAATCTACAGAAGTTAAATATTTTCCCCACTACCCTGCATCTTACATAGCAGAATTTAATGGTAACGAGATACCTAATGACTTTTTATTAGAATTTCAAAAGGCCACAGCAGCAGGTGTTAACGCAGGTTTTATCCACAATAAGGATGATAATGGTTGGGTATGTTGTGAGGTAGGTAGTACATTACCAATAGCAGATAAAAGTATCTTACCTGAATATACAGCTATAGATGGTATAAGTGCTAGTGAAATATATATGGAGAATGTTAACCCTCCTGAAAGGGTGCCTACTCATGTTAAAGGTAGTAAATTAAGACAAGCATTTTCTATTACCTCCTACACGGGGAACAGCAGTGTTCCTCTAGAAATAGACGTAGGTTTAGATTTAGAATCTACAGAGAGTATGCTGTTATGGTGGAGTGGTCAGAGTATAGGGTACGTAAATAACTACTCACCCCTATTTCCTATAGTAGGTAGTGGTACTGGGAGTTTTAGGAGATGGTATGGAGGTAACAGGATTCAAAGCTCTACAGACCTAACCTCTACGGGATTCTCAGAGCCAAGTAACGTCCCAGTCACATTCATAAACCAAACAGGTCAAGAATACTATGTAAACTCTTTAAAGTCTACCTCAGAAGTGTTGGAGATATTTGAGTATACAGGAGATGGGACTCTGTCTCAAACAGTAAGCCACAATCTCAATAAGAAACCACTTTATATGGCTATACAGCGAAAGAACCTAGATGGAGTAGTCTATTGGTTTAAAGGTATGGGTACTGATGAAGTATTCAACGATAGGTTTGATGTAACCGTAGGAGCTGTATTAGGAGGAACCTTACCAACATCAACTACTATAACTGTAGGAGATATTGGGGGCAGCTATAGCCCTAATACTGAGGGTATAGAGTATGTAGTACTGCTATTAGCGGATAACCCTGATGAAGGGATCACATCGGGTAGTTATACCTCCTCTGGTATTGCAGGACAAGAAGTAGTTATAGGTAACGAAGTCGGATTACTGAGTATTAGGAATGCAAGTAGAAACGCTTTTGAGTCAGTAATGTATTCTAAAGCTACTGGTGTAAAAGGAAAAGCCGTAGATAATGTAACCTTACCCAATGATACACTACAATCTATAAATATTAACTCTGATACTATTGTTTTAGGAAGTGCAAACACCTACACTAATGATATTGGAGGTGACAAGTACTACTGGTTTAATATAGCAGATCCAGATTCAACAATCAACTAACTTGACATAAGGAGTATAATATGGCACCATCTCGTGGTAAGAACGGCAGTGGCGGTAAAAAGAAAAAGTAATTTAATAGGAGTGTAGTGTGCAATTTGATATAATACTTTGGTTTGTAATGTTTACAATTTGGTGGTTTAATAGAGATAAGGAAGTAACTAAGCTTCCTTTACTAATAATAAGTAGTAACTTAGTAAGTCTACTCTTATTCAACTTACCAGACGGTGTAATTTACTATTACTTAGAAGGTATAAGACATAGCATAACTATACTCCTTATGTATTACTTATTTAAGAAGGAGAGGTATACAGAGTATTACCTCTCCTATTTCCTAGTTTATATAGGAATAGCTACATTATTCTTTACTGGATTATTTGTAGTAATTAGTGATATAGATATTGACACTATAGGTGTTACACTATATGCACTAGAATTCATGGTATTCATATATGGAATTTTATTTATTGAAAGTGATAATAGCTGCCGTGATGGTAGGTAGTTTAGCTTTTGTAGGGGTAACTCTATACCACCATTTAAAACTAAAGAAAAGTATAAAACATGACAGAACCGAAGATAGACCAACTAACAAAAGACATAGACGATGTAAAGCGAGATGTCAACTCTTTAAAGGATGAGGTAGGATCTTTTAAAGAATCTATGTCAGGTACTTTAGAGAAACTAGGGGTTGCAATACATGAATTAGCTTTAGCAGTAAGTGAGTCTAAATTTAAAGACGAAAACTTAAAAGCTTATGTAGAGCAAAACCACAAACATGAACAAGAGAAGAGAGTGTACTTAGATAAGCAGGTAGAAGAACTTAAGAAAGATGTTCTAATTGCTAAAGAAGAAGTTAACACTATCAAAACACAACAAGCGTTGAATAACAGGTCTATCTCTGATGCTAGGGGCATCTTCCTTAAAGTAGTAGGAAGTGTACTAGTAACAGGTGCTTTAGCTTGGTTCAGCTTTAAATAGGAATATTATGAATAAATTAATTGTAGTAGTTTTAATGATAATCACTTTAGCAAGTTGTAGTACCACTAATAAATATGATGCGGATATAGCTAAGGCTCGTTATAAGTACGGTGAGAAGATTAATACACAGAAACCCGTCTTTGAACTGAGAGGTTCTATCACTTGTTCTGAGGAAGCTCTAGATGCTAAGTTACCTTGTTTAACAGTGTATAATCAAAACCAAAGACATATTAATGTCGAGCCTAAAACTCCTGATAGACTAGGACAGTTATTAGACTTTACTGGTAGGTTTATCAATCCACTGTTTAATTGGAAGATGGCACAAAGTAATAATGAATTATCAGCTACTTTAGCAGAGCAGAATACAGAGTTATTCAGTACTATATTTACTAGCGTAGCGGATATTAAGGGTTCAGGTACTAACTACACTTATACAGATAGTTATAATACTTCTGACTCTTATAATAGTCAAGATACCTCTAACGTAGATAGTTTAAATACTTCTAATGAAACTTCTAACATTAGTAACACGTCTAGTAATACTAACAACACCTCTAACACATCAAGTAGCTCTATAGCAGATAGTTACAACAGTGATTCAGAAGTTAGTACAGAAACAGTTAACAATACTCAAGATAACCCGTAGAGGTACTTATGAATACTCTAATTAGCCTCTTCACAGGAGGTAAAGCTACAGCGGTTTTTATATTTATTATATTATTGCAGGTAGGGGTATCCTACGGTTTATATCAAAGGTCTGAAAGTTTACAAACTACCTTAGCTTATGAATTAACTAAGTTAGAGGCTATAGAGGCTAATTTAAAGAGTTCTCAAGAATCTATAGTAACCCTTAACAATCGTATTAAAGCCTCTAAAATAGCTTCTCAGGAGTTCTCAGAGGCTAATAAAGTTATTAAGGAAGAGTATAACAAGTTAGAAGCTGAATATAAGAAGTACTTAGGTAGAGATTCAGTTATTCAAAAGAAACCTACACTAGTTAATAAACGTATTAATAAATCTTTCAATACTTTCATAAGAGAAGTGTCGTGCAATTCAGGAGTAGAGACATCATGTATAAAAGACTAATAGTTTTAATTCTAGTGTTATCTACATTCGCCTGTGCTACTCCCATTCAAGTACAAAACCCATTCGTTTTACCTGATACAGAAGATATTATTAAACATGAAAAGTGGCCTGACGGTATTAAGCCTTTCATGGAAGATAAGTTAGAAACTGTAATCTATGAAGAAGGGGGTATAACTAAAGATATAACAGGTTTTAAGTTTGATAATCAAATATTCTTTAAACTTTGGTTACAAGACCAAGAAAGATACAGAAAAGAGTTAGAACAACTCCTATGTGATTATCGACAAGAATTAGAAGAGAAAAGGTGTATTAAGTATGAAAAGCCTACAACATCTGAGTGAACAACCCCTTTATCAAACATTAAAGCATTATAAAATTATAGGTATAATGTCTTTATTATTTATAGGATATCTAATAATAGATGCATGGAACTGGTTTAAAGTTAATAGTGAGACCTTATCACCAGAAGCTACAGCAGCAGTATTCGCTTTTTTAGGAATGTTGATACCAATATTTAAATGGACTATCACCTACATAGGAACTATAGAAGATAAAAATGAAAGAGAGAATTAAACAGTATTTTTGGAATATATTAATATGGATGACACAATCACTTAATGTATTCACAGGCGGTCATGTAGACCAAACATTTAGTGGTAGAACAGGAGTTGCCTACTTACGAGGTAAACTATGGGCTACACCTTTTAAGTATATTATAGATAAATTTTTCAAGTTAGTAGCTAATCAAGAAGAACACTGTGTTAATGAGATAGAGTGGGATAGGGTTAGTCAAGACGTTATAGATGAAATAAGAAATAAGGCGATTAAATAATGATACCAGATTTAGCAAGTTTCAACACCCTACAAGCAGCTAAAGATTATGAAGCAACAGCTACTACTATGATATCTAACTCGACTATGCGTATGTACTTACAAGCTACAGGTTTATTGTTAGTTATACATGAAGTTGCGGAAGGTAAATATGATACACCTGTACTAGATCAAGCAGGTAAAGAAACTGGGGAATTAGAAAATAATGCCGCTAAGGAAATGGCACTACTAATAACTAAAAGTCTAGCAGGATCTAGTACTGATAATAAAGATTTTAACTTCATTATAGGCGATACTATGGGTGATATAGTTATTAGTAATACAGAGGCTTTAAGGGATTTATTAATGCCTGACCACTCAGACCAAATACAAACTCTACTAGACTTATGTAAAGACAAGTGTAATGAAACTTACTACCCTTATATTAGTGCTACAGCCTCGCAGTTTGATATTGCTAAGTTAGAGGAGCAGTTATTAGGTGTAGAAGAAGTTGTGCTACCCTCTAGTACTCTAGAAGCAGTGTACACATTATCTATAGGGGTTAGTGCTCCTAAAAAAATCGCTGTAAAAATAATGCAGAGATTCGGAGATACTTTAGATGATATGACTGAGTGGCACGAAGTCTCTAGTTTTAAGAATGTATATTATAAACAAAATAAGTATAAAGCTCAGGTAGGCTCTTGTGATTGTACATATAGAGAGTTAAAAGTAGTAAGCGATTATCAACTTAATATGAGTGTTTCTTAATGAGTTTAACTGGCTTTACGCCTATAGCGGATTATGAGTTACCAGTAATTACGGGTAGTCACAATAATTTCGTCATGCTCCTACAGTACGACGACTTTAACGTGGGTACTGTATTAGATTCGATTGACGATGGTGGTGGTAATTTACGATTCTCTGACGATGATGGGATTACACAATTACCATGTGAAGTCGTAGAGTTTGACAAAGTCGGTGGTGTTGCTCAAGTACACGTTTTAGTCCCCACTGCTTTCACTAATAAAGTAATTAAAATATGGGGTGGTAATTCGGGCGCAACACAACCACCCGTAACTGATTCATTTGGTAGAAATGCAACGCACCCATACCCAACGTACAACTCATATGATGGGGTGGATTCTTCGGGTGTTGTGGACTTAAATCCGAATAGTACAATACAAGCCACCGCTAAAATTGGTGATGGATTTGACAACAACAGCTCGTTTCAGTCTGCTAGCACAATTAATGATGCGTTAAATTTTGGCGATGCTGCATCATACACTATCGGCGGTTGGGTTAATTTAAGTTCCTCACAAAATAACTGGGTTGGTCTTTTTTCTATTGCGGGAAATAGTGGTACTGGTCAGTTTTCTATACAAAGAAATAGCGGTACAAGTGAGTTAAGGGTTTACCACAATAACTCGGCGATGAGTCTTGGTAGTGTGTTTTTTGATATAGCAAACGATAATGACAACCTCATTCGTGTTACATGGTCTGGTGCAGATGTAAAGCTGTACATAAACGGTGTGCTGATCAACACAGTGGCATTAACCTTATCTCCTATGGCGAACGATTCAGGATTCACAGCGAGAGTCGCTGCTAGCAGAGGGGGTGTTGGTGCTTCAGGCGTTTATTCTCATTGGGTTTTAGCTAAAGACACAGAGCTTTCAGAAGACTATATAGCCACTGAATATAATAACCAAAGCTCAATAGGTGCATGGGGTGTACTAACGCCTCTAACACCGCCTGTAGACAATTTCAAGGCTTTCTGGGCAACACATACAAATAGGTTAATACCCTATATTTATTAATAGCAGGTATAAATATAATGAGAAAAAACATAGCTTCACAATTAGTATCTGCACAATTATTGTCAGCTACAGATGGAAGTGATATAACAACAGGAGTAGTAACAGTAGAAGTTACTATAGACTCTAACACACAAACTACAGGCACTGGTACAATTAGCCATGAAGGGAATGGTTTATGGAACTACACACCTACTCAAGCAGAGACTAATGGTAATCATATAGTGTTTACATTTAAACATGGTAACGCTATTACTACAAGTATTCAAGTGTATACTATCAGCTTCGACCCACATGATGTAGCTTCATTAGGGTTAACTAACGTAGATACAACTATTAGTTCTCGTAGTGATTTTAATGCTAGTAGTGATGCTGTGGCTAATGTCACTCTAGTTGATACTGTGACTAGCAATACTGATATGAGAGGTACGGACAGTGCATTACTAGATAGTAACTACGTAAGCCCTGATAATACTAGTATAGCTGCAATACTAACGGATACCAGTACTACCATCCCTAATCAGATTAATAGTTTGAATGACTTCAACCCTAGCACCGATACAGTGGCTAATGTAACTACTGTAACGAGTGGAGTAACTGTCACTACTAATAATGATAAGACAGGTTATTCTATATCTCAAGTATTCCCTACTAACTTTGAGAACTTAGATATAGATAACAGTGGTAATGTTAACTCTTTCACACAAGGTTACTTATCAACAGCTATTACAGAAACGTCAGTAGGTAATATATCCGCTAACTTTGATGTGTTCTTTGATAATAGTGATTCTATTACAACTAAAGTAGTAGATGATGTAGGTACAGCGGTTTCAGGTGGTGGTGAGTTTACAGCTACAGAGAAGAGTCAACTAAGGTATAGACTAGGTATTGATGGTACTACTGTCACTCCTACAGCAGACCCAGACTTGTCACAGAAGAGTGATATTAATTCTTTGAATGACTTTGATGCAGCTAATGACGTAGTAGCTCATGTTACACTGGTAGATACTACCACAACTAACACCGATATGAGAGGTACAGATAATTCATTATTAGCTACTAATTATAATGATGCACCTACAGTAAGTAGTATTGTTGACGGTGTCTGGGATGAAGTACAGTCTAACCACACTACAGTAGGTACTTATGGATACTACTTAGATAGTAGAGTGAGTGCTTCAGGTGGTGGAGGTGGCTCTGGTACTACTCCTGCTGAAATCTGGTCTTATGCTGATAGAGAGCTTACATCAGGTAATAACATTGCCTTAGCTAAAGGTACAGGTGTTACAGGTTTTAATGATATTGAAGCTACTGATATTGTTACAGGCGGTGCTATAGACACTACTTCTGGTGCTATTGACAATGTTAGCTTAGTTAATACGACTACTAGTAATACGGATATGCGAGGTACTAATGATGCAATGTTAGCTAGTGCTTATGTAGCTCCTAGTAACGCTTCTATTGCCACTATCCTTAGTAATACTAGTACTAGTATACCTAATCAAATAAGTGGCTTAAATGACCTCTCAGCTAGCGAGGTTTGGACAACTCAATTAGTAGAGAGCTATGCAGCAGATGGAGTCGCTCCTACAGCTACTCAAACACTAATGTTAACTCAACAGTTCTTAACAGAGTTTGATATAACAGGTACAAGTTACAACGTTAAACGTTTAGATGGCAGTAATACAGCAGCTACCTTTACTCTTAATGATGATTCAGAACCTACGTCTATCACAAGGAGTTAGATATGTCTATTAAGAATATTATAACTAGAGGCTTTGGTGTAGGTTTCGGAGGGATAAAGAGTATTATAACTAGGGGTTTTTCCTCTGGTTTACCTCCTGTAACAAACCCTATTGATTGGAATGTATTATCAATCTGTGTAGAACAAAGGTATACAATTTACATAGAAGATAAAGCTACTTGTAAGAGAGGATGTTTATGAGTTGGAACACAATAATCAAAGGGACTGATACACCAGTTATTGTTAGGATTAATGGAGTGGACTTACCTAGTCAAGCTAATATAATTGTTAGGCTAGGTGATGAAGTTTATAGCAAAACTAGTAATTCTTCTAGCTTTCTATTGAATATTGATGATATTACAAGATTGGAGTTGTTATTAGGAGATACAGCTTTAGAAGTGGGAAGTTATGTACTACATATTACAGTAGTTAATGCTGACCACCCGAGAGGTGTAACACTTACTGATTGTATTGAGAGTTCAATTATAGTTAAAGTAAGAGATATTTGCTAATAGAAAAGGAGCCAACTAAGGCTCCTTTTTTTTAATAATTTAATTAAACCCATTAGGTTTGTGTTTGTTTAGCCACTCACAGAATTCATTTACAGCCTCTTCGGTCATGTAAATGCAGTTACTTTTTGAGATATAACTATACGCGAGAGTCCATTTACCCCCCATAAAACAAGGGTAAAAGTTATTAACATTTATCCTAAACTCATACCCATCCGCAAACTCAATACTCTTCCTAATAAACCAAAATCTATCTTTAAGGTAATCACCACATGCTCGAGCTTGTTTTTCGTCTGTAAATGCGTTGGCGTTGCCTATTAATGCCTTATCTACTCTATCAACTACATTAGTGAAACTATCTACCTCAAACTCGTTACAAACATGAGAATAAACATTACCATCACCAATAACAGGAAACATAGGCTCATCTTCCACAACAATCTCTTTCTTTAAAGCTGCTGGCTGTTTTTCCATTTCTTCTATACGTTGTAGCTTATTCATTATCTTTCTCCTTTAATAATTAAGTGGTAAGTATTTTATGTTAGTGCAGCCTTCTACACTAACCTTACTCATAAAATTGAAAGAGCCTTCTCTATAAATACCTTTAGTTGACTCTCCTTCATACTCAAACTCGTAAGCCTCACCATTGATAAGTTCTAATGGGTCAGGGAATGGTCTCAAGTAAATATCTCTTAATATCTCGTATTCATCCTTACACAAGTAACAAATATACCCACCACTATCAGGGGTCAACAAGCATTTAAACTCTTCATCTTCAACAGTTTTAAACCACATACCAACTTCAATCGGTTTTCCTGCATCTTTCATTGATTGGGTGTATAGTTTACGTTCGGGTTTTTCTTCCCTTAGTGGTTTAACATGTCGAAACCCCAAGTTAGAAGGTTTCACCCTGTATCGGTAGGGTGAGCACCTTTCGCCTATTTCGCTAAACTTACGCTTAAACCAATTTACACCATCATCGCTAAATAAGTACTCTTTGCCAAATTCTAAATTATCCATTATCTTTCTCCTTTAGTTCTATCATAATACTTACTATATTTAATCTTAAATTTAACCCTCTTACTTACACTTGTAAAGCTTTTATTCACAATTAACTCCTAATTCTTCAATTAATTTATTATTGTGGCTATCTACATCTATACTAGTTTTAACTACATCACATAACATTAAGATAGAATATAATATAGAGAATATACCGCCAAGTACAGTACCTACAGTCATTAATGACAGAACCACTAGTAATATATACACAGCAGCCCATTGGAAGTCACCTAGATAAAACTTATGTAAGGCTAAAGGTATAAACATACTAATACCTCCTAATATATAAGCTGTGGTCTTATTCTTCTTACGTGAATCGTATTGTAACATTGATTTAGTGTTCATTATTATAACTCCTCTAATTGTTGTTGTAATTCTTTAATTTGTTGGTGTATCTTTATCTTAGAATGATAAGAGTACTTCTTTAATTCAGATAAGTAAAGTTCTTTAATTTTATCAAAGTTATCCAACACTTTAGTTACTTTGATATTATAATCAATAATATTTGTTTTAGTGTAGTCAGAAGCAGGTATTAAGTACCTCACACCTAACTCACTTTCCCTATAATCCCCTTCTATACTAGTTATTTTATGTTTGTCAATATTAGCTGTACCTA